AAGTACGTCTAAAAAAGAAAGAAGCTGTATAGAGGAATGACATACGGCATGAGAAACAAACTTATTTTTCTGTAGGAAAAATAAATACATTAAAACGAATAAGGAGCGGGAATACATGAGTGTACCTGAAATGCAAGAGGAATATCAATTTGGCTTCCACGATGACATCGAGCCCGTTTTTACAACAGGTGAAGGTCTCTCCGAAGAAGTCATTCGCGAAATCTCCCGCGCAAAAGGAGAACCAGAATGGATGTTGGATTTCCGTTTGAAATCGCTAGAAACATTCAGAAAATTAGAGATGCCCAATTATGGACCTGATCTGTCCGACTTGGATTACGATAAAATCAATTACTTCATCCGTTCAAGCGACAAACCAGCGCGCGATTGGGACGATGTGCCAGAAGAAATCAAAACCACGTTTGAACGTTTAGGGATTCCTGAAGCGGAACGTGCCTACTTGGCTGGTGCCTCTGCCCAATACGAATCAGAAGTGGTATATCACAACATGAAAGACGAGTTCACCAAATTAGGGATCGTCTTCACCGATACCGATTCAGCCTTGAAGGAGTATCCTGAATTATTCAAGGAATATTTTGGGACATTGGTTCCTCCATCAGACAACAAACTGGCGGCGTTAAACTCAGCGGCTTGGTCTGGCGGTACGTTTATCTATGTACCAAAAGGTGTGAAGACGGATATTCCGATCCAATCATACTTCCGAATCAACTCCGCGAATACCGGACAGTTTGAACGGACCTTGATCATCGTAGACGAAGGCGCAAGCATCAACTATGTTGAAGGCTGTACAGCGCCAACCTACTCTTCTGACAGCCTGCATGCCGCAGTCGTCGAAGTGTTCGTAAAAAAAGACGGCTACTGCCGTTACACGACGATCCAAAACTGGTCGAACAACGTCTACAGTTTGGAAACCAAGCGTGGACAAGCCCAAGAAAATGCGACCATGGAATGGGTCGACGGCAACTTAGGCTCAAAAGTAACCATGAAATACCCAAGTGTGTATATGGAAGGCAATGGCGCTCGCGGAACGATGCTGTCGATCGCTGTAGCCGGAAAAAATATCGTGCTGGATAATGGTGCCCGTATGATCCATAACGCACCAAACACTTCAAGTACGATCGTTTCAAAATCCATCGCGAAAGATGGCGGTGCAGTAGACTATCGCGGAACCGTCCGCTTCGGTCGGAACAGTGCCGGCTCATTCAGCCACATCGAATGCGATACGATCATCATGGACGACCGCTCAAGTTCAGATACGATCCCGTACAACGAAATCTTGAATGGGAATGTTTCTTTGGAACACGAAGCGAAGGTATCAAAAATTTCCGAAGAACAATTGTACTATCTGATGAGTCGCGGAATTTCAGAACAAGAAGCGACTGAAATGATCGTTATGGGATTTGTGGAACCATTTACGAAGGAATTACCAATGGAATACGCTGTAGAGTTGAACCGTCTGATTCAGTATGAGATGGAAGGCAGTGTGGGTTAATGCTTTTAAACCAATAAGTTGCAAGGGTTTTGAAGTGTGTTTATCTGATGTTGCCACAAAATTGCCACAAAAAATAGAGTGTCCTTTTTTGGATACTCTATTTTTATATATATTTTTCATAAAGTTTAAGTGCATCGTCTTCGATTTTTTGAGTTATGTGCAAGTATATATCGGCGGTCATAGTTATTGTACTGTGTCCAAGCCGGGCGCTAACATATTTCAAATTTGCTCCAGCTTCTAACAAATGTACCGCATGGCTGTGTCTCAGTGCGTGAGGAGAAAGAATCGGGACGTTTGCTCGCTTACAAGATGAGGTCATAAAGTCGCGTACAACAGAATGTCTTAAATAATTCCCGTTCTGGTTAGAAAAGATCATGTTTCTATTTTTGGGGGCTGCGTATGTTTCGTATTTCAGTATACATTCATTTTTATTAACTTTATGTTTTTTTAATAATAAGGCTGTGTTATTATCAATTTTAATTTTTCTAACGCTAGATGTTGATTTAGGTGACGTAATGCTTGCGTTATTGTGATCGTCGTATGATAGTGATTTGTTGACTGATAATATATTTGTTGTTAAATCTATATCTGACCATTCCAGAGCCAAGGCTTCACCTAAACGCAAGCCAGTGCGCGAAAGCAATGTAAATAATACATAATATTGGATTGAATGACCATATTTTCCCATTTTGTACTTAGATAAAAAAGTTAAGAGAGTATCAAGTTGATTTTTTGTATAGAACTTCAATTTTTCAGGTTCGTTTTTGTTCGGAATCTTAACCTTGCTAGCTACATTCTTTTCAAGATATTCTAACTCATATGTGGCTGTCTCTAAAGCGTCTTTTAGCACTGTCAAATTAGAACGCACGGTATCTTTTTTTTGATTTTTTTCTTGACCTAAATAATTTACCCACGTGACAACATCAGCTCTAGATATTTCATTCAAGCGCATCATTCCGAAAGTAGGTAAAATATGCAATCTAATTGATCGTTCTAACCTTAGATATGTGGCTTGTTTTACATTTGGCTTCTTAAATGTTTCTATCCACTCTTTCAAATAGTCTTCAACTAATTTATTTCCACCTGCTAAGTCAATTCCGTTTTTTCGCTGCTTGTCTGCTTCGTTTGCAGCTGTTTGAGCATCTCTCTTTGTTCTGAATCCACTTTTAGAAATTTCCTTGAACTGGCCATTGGATTTGTATCGAATACGGTAGCGCCACTTTCCATTTGGTTGTTGCTTTATACTTGCCATCTCAAAACCTCCCTTCTCAGGTAAATTTAATAACAAAACTAAGTTTTCTAAAACACAACCTTGCCAATAATTTTTACACCTTCAGAAGCACGTATATCTTCGTAGTCCTTATTTAACGAAACTAGTCTTATGCAATTGTTTTCTAAGTATACTTTCTTTATAAAAGCTTCATTTCCAATAGTGACAACCATCAAAGCTCCGTTTATAATTTCATCCATTTTCTCAACGAAGATAATATCGCCGTTCTCAAAAACAGGTTCCATTGAATCTCCGTCTACTTGAAAAGCTAAGTCGTAATGCCTAGGTAATTTTCCGTAGTAAGTAATTATTTCTGCACAATTCGGATCTAAGTCTACTACACCGCGACCAGCAGATACTCTAGATTGCAATTTTATGTCATGTTGCTGTTTATCTTCCTTATAACTATCAAGACTAACTACATTTTGATTGCATTGCTCTTGCAATAACGTTTTAGCGTAAGAAAGAACTTTGTGTTGTCTAGTTAATTCTAATTTTGCCGAAACATCTTTAATTTCAGATAAAGTAGTAGTTTGTTCTTCGTTATGATTACTATCTAAACCCAGAAGATTTTGAGGCGTTGTTCCTAACGCAACAGCAAATTCATTAATTTTATTAATTGGAAACTGCCTGGTGCGATTTTCATATCGGGACATAGCAGACTTTGCAACACCTGTTAAAGAAGCAAGTTCACTTGATGTCATCTTTCTTTGTTTTCTCAATTCAATTATTAAACTCATTATTTCATCGTTGCTTCTCATATTTTTCACCTCTCTATTGATATGATAATACAAGAATGATTCCCAATAGTCAACATAAATGTGCTATTTGGGAACAATAAGTTGACATTCGGGAATAGCGAAAGTATACTAAAGGCACATTCATGAATGAGTTAAAAACAAATGAGGTGAATTTAATGAAGTTTGATTTAAATAGACTGAAAGCTGAAAGAGTTGCAAAAGGTTACTCGCAAGAACAACTTGCAAAGAAATTGAAGTGGACAAGAAGCGTCTATACAAAAAGGGAAAATGGTTCAGTCCCTCTAGGAGTTGACGAGTTGGCTGAGATAGCCACGGCTTTGCAAATTCCGGAGGCTAGAATTGCAATTTTTTTTACTTTCTAAGTTCCCGAATGGCAACTTTATTTACTAGAGGAGGTTAGCGAATGGAACAGAGACAGTTACCGATGTCTGTAAATATTCAGTTGGACAATCGATATATGGAGAAATTTGCTAAAGAGTATTTAAATGAACTGTTTGACAGATTTTTAAAACCTGAATGGTTGACAATCGCTGATATGGAAAAAATCACACGTCGTAAGAGAGCGTGGATAATGGATTACATTGTTTATGATCCGTATGTAAGAAACAACAAATTGGCAAAAAGAGATACAGATGGCAAATGGATTTTTGATGCTGAAAAGATTCGGCCATTTTTAAATCGTCTATTCAATGATTTGCCTGATTACTAAAAAATAAGAAGGAGACAACAGCATGAATCAATTAACACAAACATTAACAAGTAATGAAGTCGCAGAAATGATTGGTACGACAAATGGCGAATTGATGAAATCCATCCGCACTTACATTGGCTATTTAGCCGAAGGGGAAATTCCCTCGGGCGATTTCTTCATTGATTCAACGTACAAAGATTCAAATAACCAAGAACGACCAAATTACCTGTTAACTAAACAAGGTTGTGAAATGGTCTCAAACAAACTGACAGGCCCTAAAGGCGTTCAGTTCACAGCTAAGTATGTCAGTCGCTTCAACCAAATGGAAAAACACATCAAAGAACAACTAGACACATCAAACTTAAGCCCTGAGCTTCAATTTATGAATAGTGTCGTGCAGTCGTTGGCGAAACAAGAACAAGAAACGAAGCGTATCGAAAACAAAGTAGATAGCATTACTGAAATTGTTGCTCTTAACTCGACCGATTGGCGGAAAGATTCACGCACACTTATCAGTAAGATGGCTAAGGCGCAAGGTGGCTATGAAGCTTACCGGGAAGTCCAAGCGGATATTTACCAAGAGTTAGACCGCAGAGCAGGATCGTCACTGAAGACACGCGTTACGAACAAGCGACGTCGAATGGCTGATGAAGGGGCTTCAAAATCCAAACGCGACAAGTTGAGTAAGTTGGATGTAATAGCTGAAGACAAGCGTTTACTAGAGATTTACCTAGCGATTGTCAAAGAGTTCGCGGTTAAGTATGGCGTATGGGATAACGAATTTTAGGAGGGAATAGTATGAATGAAGAAAAACAAAAACAGCTAGAAAGCATTGCAGACAGACTTTTGGAGAAGGCAGCTGAAATGAACTCTCTAGCAAATGAGATTTATAAATTAATCGGTCATATCGATGACTAAGCAACCTCTATTGATTCCTTGTTTAATAGAGTCGATTGTTTTTTTAGCAGAATCTTTGTAGCGATAAGTTTCACTAGTTGCAACTATCTCATTGTTTGCGGATTTGAGAACAAAGTAGTATTGACCATCTGTCGCTTTTCGAATAACAAAATACATTTTATTCACCACCTTATCAGCTATTTCAGTCTGTCACACTGATAAGGAAATTATACCAAAAATAACCCACACGGAAGGAGTAAACCGTATCTTGGAAGAGATCTTGATTGTTCTAATTGCTTTAATTATATTCACCCAGATATTTGGAAAATTACTTGGAGTTACTTATAAATTTTTAATTAAATCTATCATATTTAAAAACAAAAGAAAAAATGACGAAGAATGAAATTACGTTAGTTACTAAAGAAAATGTACTCTCGTCCAACGCTGATGCCAATATCAATGTAGGGTATGATGCTGCAATAAGTTTTTGTAAAAAAATTGCTATTTTATCCATTTGATTTTTCGTTAGAAATTTTATTGCTTGTAAAACAAGAAGAATTATTACTGAGAACGCAAAAAATATTAACAACATAATACCTACAAAAAAAGCAGTATTAAATACTGATAACAAATCTATTTTTGAAAAGTTATTAAAAATAGAGTTCTCAACAATCAATTCGGAAAACAAAGAAAGATATATTTTTGAGAATCCCCTTAAAGAAAAGCAAGTACCAATAAATATGCAGATTGATATAAAGATTTTAAAAATGTCTGAAATTGTAATGATAATTTTTTCTCTCACTCTGACACCACCAGTTTTTAAACAATTATACAACAGAAAGGAAGTACCACATGAAAAATAAAAAAATCGCACTAGGAGTTACCGCTGCATTGTTTCTAGGATCAACTGTAGGATTCGCAGCAGGCGCTGGTTTCTTCGATAACGCAACAACTGTTGAACAGAACATCTACAAACTGGCTAACATTGCTACGCAGAACAAACAGAAGGCAGCAGACGTTCAAAGCAAACTTGATCAAACGACTGGGCAACAAAAGAACCTGCAAGATCAACTCGACAGTTTGAAACAGCAATTGGTAAACAAACAAAACGAGGTCAATGCGAAGCAGTCTGAAATTGAAGCCAAACAACGTGAAGTCGAATCTAAGCAACAGGAAGTCACGCAGAAACAGCAAGAGGCGGATAAGCTGCGTAATGAACTATCTAACGCTCAAAATGATTCAGCACAAAAAGACGCACGCATGGCGGAGTTGGCAAATTTGAGCCAACAAAAAGTAAACGAGTTGGGCCAGTAGGAGGATAAAAATGGATCAAAAAGAACTGAACAGCATATTAGCTAAGCACAAGAAATGGTTGTTTGACGAAGAAGGCGGCGAGCGTGCCGACTTATGGGATGCCGACTTATGGGGTGCCGACTTACGGGATGCCGACTTACGGGGTGCCGACTTATGGGGTGCCAACTTACGGGATGCCGACTTACGGGGTGCCGACTTACGGGATGCCGATCACGACTCGTCAACGGCTTTTCTACCCATTCAATGTCCGGAAGAGGGATCATTCGTTGCCTACAAGAAAGCAAAAGGTTTGGTTGTAAAGCTATTAATCCCAGATGATGCCAAACGGTCAAGCGCCACATCCAGGAAATGTCGTTGTGACAAAGCGGAAGTTATCGAAATTATGAAACCTGATAAAACGTCTTCGAATCTAACTTCTGTACCTAGCAACTATGATCCGGATTTTGTATACGAGGTAGGGAAAACAGTAATAGTTTCTGATTTTGAAGAAGATCGCTTTGTTGAATGTGCGGCAGGGATTCACTTTTTCATCACGTTCGATGAGGCGAAGAAATATTAGTAGGAGGTTTAAAGATGAAAAAACTCTATTGGCTCCGTAGAACAGGAGCAATGCTATTGGCGTTCGGGATAGGTGCAGCACTAACAGGAAGTATTCCAGAATGGTTAAAGGCAGTTTATGTAACTGCAGTGTTCGGATTGGTACTTATCTATGACGTAACTGAATACGAAATAAAAAAGCCAACCGAGGGGGCTGACTATGAGTAGAAAAGAAGCTTTGCAAATTGGGAAAACGATCGCTGATCGGTGGTATCAACGAAACGAATCAACAATCTTAGCAAAACAGAATATCGAGCGCAGGAAAGCGTGGGAACAAAAAAAGCTCACTACGCCGGCAAGCAATTAGTGAGCAAACAAAGAAATATTGATTTGAGGTGATTATAACATGTTTGATTACGATACATCAATGGCAGATCCCGACAATCACTCATTTATTAATGTCAGTGAGTCTACAAAGGAAACTGTTAAAGAGTCTAGAAAAAATGATCTAGGGCAAAGCCTTGAATATTTCCAAGATGATAACGGTGCAACAGTCGCATACAGCGATACAGTGTATCGCTTGTCTATTCAAACAGAATTAGGTCGTATGCATTTTTTAGTTCTTTTCGAGAGTGCACAAGAGTTGCTGGACGAATTCCAGATAGAATTACTTGAGGCTTCTTTAAATAAATATAGTGACGGGAAAGCTTTTATAAAAGAAATGGAGGAGATATTCGGTGAGTGAGAAAAAGACTTTTGAAGAAATATCTCAAATGAATTTCGAGAATGATATAAAAACAAAAGAAGGCGGAACTGACAAAAAGACTGGCGAAAAAATCTACCTAAAATATCTAAGCTGGGCAGCAGCGCATAAAATCATGAAGCTCATAGATCCTGATGCTGAGATTATTGAACACGAATTTGAGCACTACCATGTGATGAGTGGTCAGCAACAAGACTTTCTAATCACTGAATTGAAGCCTTATCGACAAGCGGGAGACGGATATATGGTGAAGGTATCGGTGGTTCTTTTCGGTAAGATTGAGACTGAAAATTACGCGATTATTAATTTTAGAGGCCAGCCAATCTTGAAACCTACTTCGACAGATATCAATAAAGCATTGAAGAGGGCTTACGTCAAAGCACTAGCCAAACATGGCATTGCAATTTACCTATATGAAGGAGAAGACCTTCCAGATCAACCAAAAATCGATGTTAAAGAACTTGAAAAGATAGAAAAATTACTAGCTGGATTAGATGAAACTACAGGTAAAGATAACAAAAAAACATTAATAAACACTGTAAATAAGTATACGGTTCAAGATTCTCGTCTAGGTAAGAAAGTCAAAGAACTAGGTGAAATGACATATGACCAAAGCGGGCTCTTTAAAATTGCTGTAAACAAAATTCAGTTAGATTTTGAGAAGCAGTCTAAGGACAAGAAGTGACTCTATGTTAAATATCCGAATCGTAGGCAAGCAGTCTAACGGAGATTTTGTTGTCCGACCGATTGATGACAGTAAAGAGGAGTTAGAATCTCTCGTCAAACAGCGTAAAACGTTGCTGACGGCACAGGCGTTCAATCCAAATAAAGTAACTCGCCCACAACAGAAAATCGCTCACGCGTTGATTAGAGACGTTGACAGCTATACAGATAATGAATGGTTTATACAAAATACTGAAGATGATTTAAAAATTAAGTTTTGTATTGATCGTGGTTTTTCGTATGAGAAGTTATTCTCACTGTCAAACTGCAGTAAAGATTTAGCAACACAGTTTATCTCATGGTTGGTTGAATACTGCTTTCATTATGATATTCCATTCGACGGCAAAGATTTGTATTTGGTCCATGACACAAATAGAAAAATGTTCTTGTCAGCACTCCACAATCGCTGCTTTGTAACTCAAGCTCGCCGTCAGGATGCCGTTCTACACATCCACCATGTAAATGCTGTAGGGATGGGCAAACGTTCAAAAGTGGATCATCGTGGACGCTACTACATGATATTAAGGGCTGAGCTTCACAATGAAATACATCAGCTTGGGTACGACGAGTTTTGCAAAAAATGGCATGTAGGAGCGATCAAACTCTCTGATCAACAAGTATTAGACTTCGGTCTTATGAGTGAAAAGCACATGAAAGAACTGGATGATAATCCAGATTATGAAATAAAAGATTGGCAGTTGCCGGATTAGGAGGGAGCAAGTGTCTGATAAACAAAAACGTCGCTATTACTGGTTAAAGTTGAAAGAGAACTTTTTCGAAGAAGACACAATTGAATGGCTTGAGGAACAGCCTAATGGAAAAGAATATTGTCTATTTTATTTGAAACTTTGCCTTAAGTCGTTAAAAACAGAAGGGTTATTAGTTAGAAACGTAGGCAATCTAATGATTCCGTACGATCCTGAGTCGCTGGCTAAGTTGACGAATTCAAAAGCAGATACCGTTAAAGTTGCAATGGATTTGTTTAACAAAATTGGACTCATAGAAATTATGGATAGCGGTGAAATATACCTGAACCAATTAGGCGAAATGGTTGGTACAGAGACAGAATCTGCTAGGCAAAAACGGCTACAACGATCAAAAGAGGACAATGTCCGGACATTGTCTGGAAAAGGTCGCCTAGAGTTAGAGAAAGAGATAGAGAAAGAATTAGAGATAGAGAGAAAAAAAGATATTACGCCTTCGAAAACGAAGGCTAAACCTACGCGTCATAAATATGGGGAATATAAAAATGTTTTATTAAGTGATGAACAACTTGAGAAGCTGAAAAAAGAATTCCCCGCTGATTGGGAAGCGCGTATAGAAAGAGTGTCTTCTTACTGTGAATCCACAGGCAAATCATATAAGAACTATTTTGCAACAATTAAGAATTGGGCGAAAAAAGATCATGCGGGTAATAGATATGGAAACAAAAGAGTTGAGAAATTGCCTAGTCATATAACTGAAACACCAAAGAAAGTTGAACCAGAAATAGATTGGGTGGCTGAGGCAGAAAGATCTCTCGCTGAAAGAGGTGAGGATAGTGAATGACTTTGAACTGTTGAAGGCTGTTCATAACAAATTGCCACAAGCTTATAAAGAAGTGCAGGTCCCATATCTAAAACGATATAGCCAGTTTCTCGCTCAAGGTGGAGGCTTTACAGATGAACGTGCGAAGCAACTATTCAGACAGTATTGGGTTGGTTATTTCATCTTTCACTATCAGCAAAAACAGAAAGAATATGACTTTTGGGAATTAAACGCCCGGCCATATGAGGTGCAACTTGAATTTGCTAAGAAAATGTATGCGCAACTTGTGGAATCCAACGGAAGATGAAGGAGAAAGAATGAGCCTTTACACACTACATTTAGAACCCAAACCTCAGTCAAGACCTCGATTTGGGAGAAACAGAGCTTATGAAGACGGGAAAATGACGCAATGGAAAAGAAATTGCGAGAGTCAATTACGATTGCTGAATCCTAAAATAATCCCAAATGGGCCTGTATACGTTTCTATGACCTTTTACATCTATCCGCCTAAACGGATAGCAGAGGTAAAAAAGAAACACTTAGAACTCGAATCAGAGACGATCTATGTAGACAAGCGACCAGACATTGATAATTACATCAAAGCTATTTTGGACTGTAGTAACGAAATCCTTTTTAAGGATGATGGGCAAGTCGCGGCATTGTCATCACAAAAGCTGTATTCACTTGATCCACGAATAGAGATTGAAATTTATGAATTGGAGTGATTGTACATGAAATTACCTAGAAATGAACAAGAGACGATTTTCACTTATTCAATCAATGAAAATTGGCACCTATATACAGATGTGCCTAAACATATCAGAAAGTATTTACCTCTCGTAAAATCCCCTAAATTAAAGGAAGAAAACGGGGAAATAATCGCTTTAGAGGGTTTCATTGATGGAAATGTTTCCGCGCGAGCAAAAAGAGTGATGTCAGATGAACAAAGACAAGCTGCCGGTGAAAGATTAAAAGCAGCAAGAAACAATTCAGAGGAGGATGCATAAATGATCAACAATGTAGTTTTGGTCGGGCGATTGACAAAAGATCCTGACCTGCGATATACAGCGAGCGGTACAGGGGTTGCTACATTCACTCTAGCGGTGAACAGAAACTTTACGAATCAAGACGGAAACCGAGAAGCAGACTTCATCAATTGTGTGATTTGGCGTAAATCTGCCGAAACTCTTGCGAACTATGCACACAAAGGAACGTTGCTTGGAGTCAATGGACGTATTCAAACACGCAGCTATGACAATCAACAGGGACAACGCATCTATGTGACTGAGGTTGTTGCTGAGAATTTTCAATTATTGGAATCAAGAGGCACGAATCAACAACATAAAAATAACGAATCAAATAACTCAACTGGTAGTCAGCCGGCTAATAGAAATAACAATCAATCTGACGATCCTTTCAGTGGTTTATCAATTGACATCAATGACGATGATCTACCGTTCTGATTATGGATCAAAGGAAAAGATTAGCTGAGCTATTAAGCCGGACAGATTATTGGACGAACGAAAGAGTCTTTAACGAAGCTGAAAAAATCTATAAAAATATGGTGGCGAAGAAAATGCAAAATAAGAAAAGAGATCGGACAGGCGAAAAGTATGGGGAATTCACTATTATTCGACCAGGAGAAATCGACAAAGAATGGGTAGCTAGATGTGCCTGCGGTAAGGAGCGATTAGTGAAGAATCAGAATATGTCGAAACTCACGCATTGCAAAAGCTGCGCGGCAAAACTTCGAATGCAAAAGCGTACAAAGAAACCTAAAAAGCCGAAGAAAGACAAGTTTACAGAAAGACAGAACTGGATGGCACCAAAGCGGCCTAAATTCAAATTGGATGTTCTATATGAGTTGAACTACTCTCAATGCAATTTCCCATGTGTAGGAAAATTGATTAATGAATATGGTAAATCGGCAAGTTTTGAAGTCGTGGAATATCATGACTCGGACAAAGCGGTTTTGCGAATGCTAGGCTATCGTATATCTGTCAAAAAGAAAGCAGCGTTGGAATTATGCAGGGTATAAAAGAAATATTCTGGTCCAACGTCAACTGGCATCGTGTGAACAAAGACTTAAGTTGGACGGAATTAGTCGGAGGGCAAACAACAGGAGCAGTGAATAAAACCGGGAATATCACTTTGGAGACGGTACAACAAATCGCGAAAAAGTTAGATATTACTGACTATGCAATTCTTTTTGAAAGTTGGGAAGAGTAATTCTTCTAATGCTTAAGAAAGGGTGATAAACGTGGAAATGAAAGAGAGTTTTATAAATTCTGTCATTCGTAACATGGAGCCTGAACTTGAAGTTAATCAACTTAAGAAATTGAAAATTGTACTAACGATCAATTTAAATCATGTACGTGTAGAAAAAGAGAACACTGATCTAGTCATATACGATGAATCGGGTGACATTGCTGCATACAAACAGTATTTTGTGTCAATGAAACTGCGCAATTTATCTAACGGCACGATAGAACTCGCTATGAGGACGATCGACGCCTTCCAAAGATCAGTGAAGAAACAATACAAGGACGTAACAACTCAAGATATTCGATTGTACATCGCGTACCGCGACATGAAGGATCATTTATCAAGCGCCACTTTGAATCGTGAACGCGGGTGCATCTGCAGGTTCTATACTTGGCTGTTCGAGGAAGAATATATCCCTAAGAACCCAGCAAAACGTGTTGAACCTATTAAGGTGGAGAAACGACTGAAAAAAGCCTTCACACCGATTGAAGTGGAACTAATGCGGAACGCCTGCAGGAAGCCAAAAGAAAAAGCAGTGTTTGAACTATTGCTAAGCACGGGTTGTCGAGTCACTGAGTTAACTATGCTAGCAATGGAAAATTACGACCAACAAAGAGGGACCATTACAGTGATTGGAAAAGGCAATAAGGAGCGCACGGTCTTCGTCAACGCTCGCGCTAAAGTGGCAATTGATAATTACTTAATGATTAAACCGCATTTTGAAGGTTCGATCATTTGCGGCCTTCATGGAGTTGGAACACAGATGACTTCGAATGGCATTCAAAAAATGGTCAAAGAGATTGCAAAGCGTGCTCATGTAGCTCACGCGCATCCGCATAAGTTTCGAAGAACTGCAGCAACATTCGCTCTGAAGAGAGGAATGAGCCTAAACGATGTAAGGCGCTTTCTTGGACACACGGATGTTGATACGACGCTGCAATATATTGATACTAGCGGATCGGATCTGAAGTTAGAACATGAGAAGTTTGTCGCATAAAGCTCAACAGTTTGGGGCATTAGCGTAGGTTTGGAAAGGAACACATATGTCATATAAAGAAAAATGGATCAATGTTGGTTTTGATGAAGGCTATCTTTCCGCCTTGAAGGATGTTCTGAATTACACCATAGAGTTTGAAAACAATTCTGCCGATTCATTAATAACCAATATGAGACTCAGGAAGAGAGACTTTTTGAAATATTGGGAAGAAAATGAACTAGATTTTATTAAAGAAGACGAACTGAATAAAAAAGCATTAGAAATTTGGTTAATGTAACTTACACTATCGGAGGATACAGAGGAGGTTTAATTTTGGAAAGACAGTTGCTTGAATGCAAGTATTGTAACCAAAAGGCGTTAATGCATGTTGACGATGAAGGTTCTTTTGGAGGAATGGGAGTGTCTTGGGATCACTACATTTGCAAAGTGTGCCTTAGCGAAAAAGATGTTTCAGTCAAATGGGATAACGAAATCATAAAATGGACAAAACGCGATCAATTTATGGTTCGCACTGACGATGATGTACGAGAATTTTATCATTCATCAGTCAGCTAACGACGTGAATAGAGGAGGAAAAACAATGAAGTTTAGAAAGAAACCAGTAGTGATTGAAGCTGTAAAATTTGAAGGCTTTATGTCTGTCACTGGGCAAGTTGTCTTTAGTGAACGTCCTATATGGATTAATGATGCAATCGGAAAAGAGATTCGATTTTTCGATAGAGAGAGTACACTCACAATCCAAACATTAGAAAAGTCCATGTATGCCAAGGTAGGAGACTACATTATCCGCGGTGTACAAGGTGAATTGTATCCGTGTAAACCTGATATTTTCAAAGCCACCTATGAAGCAGTGGAGGACGGCGAATGAATATAGAACATACAGCTTTAGATGAAAAAGGATTTTTGGAAAAAAGTATCAGTATTAAAAAATTGGAGAATGGGCATTACCTTGTGACAGCATACGAACTACCCACAGGGAAAAAGAAAGAAAAGGCGATCACTATGGAGTTTACGCAAAATGGAATTAATGCCTTATTGGGTGGAATGATGGCGGCAAGTGGGAACGTACCAGTTTTACCTGTCAGCAATCAAAAGTTCCAGTAACCAATAATATTAATGAAAATAAAAAGAACGTAGTTAACGTTCTTAGTCCTGTCGGAAACCTATTGGCTTAGGAGGATTGTTCAACTCATTTAAAACTTGCTCACCGAGTTCCGTTAGAGTAATTGGAACTGAACGATCTGAAGCAAATACTTCAATGTGATTACTATCAACTTGGGAAATTGTCATATTAGCAAAATAGTTTTTGCTGTAGCCATCTTTTAACGCCGAGTATAATCCTGACTCCATTGGCTGATTATGTTCAGCTAATTCTCCATCATTTTTCACTAGTGTTAATAATTTTTTCATCACTTTATCACTCATTGGATATCACCTCCTTTAAGTATAAATTGATAATAATTGAATAGTAAAAATCCAAAAAGATATAAAAAATCAAAAATCATCGATTTATTGAGGTTGTCTATGTAGGTTGTTTAAACTTTTTAAAAGCATTTTTTGTACTTTCACGGATTGATCTAAGAGTTTATTGATTTCCTCGTTACTTTGATAAGATATAAGGATTTCACCGTTTGCAAAACATCTAAGATCAAGAACATCATCTCTAAGATTGTCAGTATTAACCTCTTCTTGATTTTTAGTAAGTAAATTAATTATACGGTTATGGGCTTCTTGAATATCAGTTAATTTACTAACTATATCATGAAAATTTTTGGCATGTAAACTGGTATCCAAAAGGCATGAAAGGTCTTCTTTCACATTACTTGGTAGAGACCATTTGACTAATAGACTATGATCGGAAATGATTAGCGAGTTTAAATCTAAATTAAAGGATTTAGCAAGTTTACCCAATTTCTCATTGTCAGGACGTCTGTCACCCGTTTCGTACTTAGCGTAGGCTGCCTTTGTTACTCCCCATTTATCAGCCATTTCTTGTTGAGTCATTTGGTGAACAGTCCTTAAAATTAATAATTTGCTCTTAAAATTCATTTTCAATCCTCCTATATTTGGTGGCGAAGCGCCATCTTTTTATAAAATTAAGATACCATGACGTTGACGTTTTGTCTATAAGGTATTTTTATTTGCTTGAAGAAGTATACCACATACAGTTAGTAATTTATTTTTAAGTTAACTAACTCAGCCTATCAAGGAAGAATCCATGTGATCATTAATCAACTTTTTGATCACATAGAAATTTAGGAGGTATGAAATGAACGAACTGAAATATATTGAGAGTTTTAGTAAAGAGGAAATACTTGAAAAGATGCAAAATTATCTGAATGAAGTAGAGGCAGATATAGAGAATCCTCGAAGTGATGCAGACGATGAATTTGTAGGATCGATAAAAAAAGAAGTGTGGCTATTAGCTATACAATTAGCAAAACAGATAGACGAACCGCAGAAAGTCACAGTGCCAGCATTTGTGGCAGAGAAAATGAAGCGTTATAAATCTGCTTTGTGGATGTTGTCTAGTGAATATTTTGATACTTCATTAGAAGTAGATAGTGACGAGTTGACCAACTGGATTGATCAAAACAGTGAAAAGTTCTTCCGTGCTTGGCTAGACGGCTACGAGATCGAGGAAAAGCCGAAGTGGGTGGTTAAGCGAAAGGACAACGGGAAATATGTTGAGTCACTTGCGCTAGGAAAAGGAATTGGTTTGATTGCTGAAACAACGGCTTCTCTTCAAGAAAATGCTTATAAGTTAAACAGTAAGGATCAAGCAGATGCTGTAGCAGTGCTAATTGATGGAACAGTCGAGAAAGTGTAGGTGTGATCGGATGGAATCACTTTTTGAACGAGCTGAAGAAATGGCTCAAGAAAAATATCGGCAAACGTTTGATTATGCGACAAGAAATATAGGAGTCGCTTTTCGAAATGTTCTCAGAGAAAACAAGTTGCCAGAACCGCAATATAAAGAAACGAAGTTGAACGAGAATTATCTGGAAGAAATGATCAGCTACATGGAGATAATTCATCAAAAGGACTTGAAAGAGGTGGCGGAATGAAAGTAAATCCTATTTTCAAATTTGCGCTATTGGTTTTGCTGGTTCTGTCACCAACCCTAATTGGAGTGTTTGGTTGTATTTTTACGGACTGGGACAATGATAAGGTTGCAGGCATAGTGATTCTTGTCTATATGGTCGGAACACTATTCATTCTATTGCTAGCGTTTTTGTGGGTGTTCATTTTTGAAGATAGTTATGATGAGTGGAAAAAGCTTCAAGAAAAGAATATCAATAAACGAGCAATCCATGATAAAGAAATGAAACGACTGAAAGAAGAGATGGAAGAAATGCGGCGACGGTTAGATGATCGTTGGGACAATTTTTAGTTCAGCTAACCGACCCAATTGCATAAAAAAAGACCGCAACCTATGAGGTGGCTGCGGTCAATGAGCTGGACATTGAAAGGATCAATAAAAAAGGAGTACCAGCTCATATGTATTGTACATCAAATAAGAAGTGGAAGTGAAACATATGATACCCGATATCGAAATCGGTAAAATTTATAAAACATCTGATGCAAGCCCGCCAGCGTTTGCCAAAATCACAAAAATTTCTAATCATGATATTTGGAACGATATCTTAGAAGATGACGAATTAACGCAGCTTGCATGGGGAGATTGGTATCAATGGGCCAATAAAAATATCTACTGCCATTTTGGAGCTGGATTCGACACGTATAGGCTGGTTCCGGCAACCAAAGAAGAAATTGCCATTTACGAAGATAAAGTTAGAAAATATCGATCGGAGGAAAACAATGATACCGAAGTTTAGAGCTTGGGTAAAACCAGGAGTTTTATCAAACCATCCCGACGGAGTAGTTGCGGATGCAAAACCCGACTTTTTAGGAATGGAATGCTTAGTAAAGAGAGACGATTTAAAAGGTAAAAAGTGCTTTACTGAAATATTTGATTTTGAAGACATCGAACTCATGCAATCAACAGGACTGAAAGACAAGAACGGCGTGGAGATATTTGAAGGGGATGTAGGATGGGATGACCACTTAGAAGTAAATGGAAAAGTAATTTACGATGAAGGAAAATTCATTTATGAATGGGAAAATATCTGCGACGATCTCTGTGAAGTTAATGCTGATATAGATGTTATCGGCAACATCTATGAGAATCCGGAGTTGTTGGAGGCGATAGAATGAAACTAAAAGAACTAATCGAGCAGCATACGTTAAAAGTTGTTTTGTGCGGTCACTGCGAATGTGGAGAGCGCAAATATGATTTGATTACAGATCATAATCTCGCTTATCCACCAATTCATGAGTCGACTATTTTAGAAGTTAAGCCAGAGTTGTTGGGGGTGCCGAAGTGAAAGATGAATTTATGGTTAGGTACACAAATAAACACGGTTTAGGCTGCACGATAGTCGTATATGCTGCCACGATGTTTGATGCAAAAGAAAAAGCTGAAAAAGAACTTGGTGATTACTTAAAGTCCATTAATGAGATTGTCAACTGTTCATTTGCACGAGAATTGATTCGCAGTCAAGACTTTGAGTAGATCCGGGATCGTCGCCAATTAAGGAGGAACTGTAATGAATGACGAGGATATTCATGACCTCTTAGAAAAGATAAATGAGAAAGATATCGCTAGAAATAGTATGCGAGAACTTGCTCAAAATTTAGGGGCATTCCGTAATCAGTTAGCCATTGAGGGATTTAGTGATGCTGAATCATTTGCTTTAACTTCTGTTTTTATGGCGACTACTATTAGCGCTAGTCAAAAGTAAGACTAAGTTATTTAAGCACTATATATTGTACGCGAAAATACGTTCCCACGATATATTGTGGATAAACCTGTTAATATGTGTATAACAAATACTTTGGGGAATAATTTGATTGGGAGGAAACGATTTGGAAATTCAAGTACATGAACTGCCAGAATCTCAGCTAGATATGATCGCTGAGAAAGTAGTTGCTAGGTTAGTGGAAGCGACTAAGCAAAGGCGAAAAGAGCTAAGGTCCAATTCATACCATAATACAAGGACGCTCTTGAGGAATTACTACAGATTAAAAACTCACTGCAAAATAGTAGAGGAGCAAGTCGAAGAGGATTTCGCTTCAATGTGGAATGACTGGCGCTTTGATGTAGATAGTCTACTAGAACATAAGGCGAAAACAGCAAAATTAATGAAACATGTTGATAAGGCTTTAGTTGAACTAAAAGCAGAGGATGAGCGAGCCTATGATATTTTAAACATGAAGTACTTGCTACCTAAGTGTTTTGCTGATGAATACATTGCTTCGAAATACGCTGTTGATCGAAGGACGATAGGGAAGTGGATAAAAAAAGCTGTTGAACAGCTATCAGTATTTATCTTTGGAGTGGATGTTGTAATTGATTGGTTGTAAGGCGCGTTTGTGGCGCCACGAGTGTACATTAAAAGTGTTACTATGATAGCGTGAAATAAATGTGATTAATCCGCCAAGCAGACGACTCAAACTTAACTTTATTGGCATGAAGTTTCTCCTTATACCTCTTAACATATATACGTCTAGCTTGGTGGATTTAATGGCGGCACACAAAAAAAAATAAAAGATGAATGGAGTTGAAAAACTTCATTTCGTTTAAAGTTCATGTGCCGCCGAATATGTCACTGTGGCGGAAGGATTAACGCATAAGTAGCCAATGCTAAAAACGTAGGGTGTTGGAGCTTATTGAGGGATAGATAGGTGACGACTCGTTCCCGATGAGCAAGGTTTGATTCCTTGCCAGTGACTTAGAGATTGAACAGTAGCGTGAGGCAATCAGACCACTAATCTTTTTCCAGGGCTACTGTTGGGAAAAAGCAATCTTAAGCAGCATGCTAGGAGGTAGCTCCTCCAAGTTGACGTGCAGCATCGTTGGTGATGCGTCTGACTGTTAGAGTTGGAAATGAGGTCGGTTCGAATCTGGCCGCGTCAATTAATGCAACCGAGGATAGAAGTGGTACGTGGAGGATCAGCACGATGACGGTGCTATGTAGGTTGCTTAATACATAATCAAGATCGCTTCGGCGGTCTTTTTATTTTGGCCGAAAACCTACATTTTCGATGGCCGATTATTGGAGGAAAAATAATTATGGACGATGAATTAATTAGTGAAGCTAGAAAGATAGCAATTGACTTTAACGGGGGTGAACAAAAATTAAAGCCAGTTCATTTACAACACAGAATGCGAATTGGAATCAACAGAGCAACAAAGCTATATGAGCAGTTAAAGAATGAAGGCTTAGTTTAGCCGTCTCCTCGTGAGGCTGTTTTATTTTGCGCACAAAAAAAGAAGACCACTGTTTCCGCAGTGCTCCTCTTATGTAACAAGCAAGAAAAATATAGCATTTTATGCCATACATTTCAACACAAAAATAGACCACTATCGGGTAATAGTGGTCAGTAATTAAATGAAAAAGATGTTAGGGTTGTTAGCTAAGTATAACATCATAACGCTTACAAAACAATGCAAGAAGGATAAATTATTATGAGAACTTACTGGTATGTGTCGTTAAACAATAACTACCCGCTGCCGATGAAAGGACAGCATAGGCGTGTAGTCATGTCTGTTCAAATGAAGGCGAAGTATTCGATTGTAGAAATGATCAGAGAGGCAACGCCAGTAGAGATTGATTATTGCAAGCTAGTCTATTGTGGGTACGGTTATTGGAAAGACGAACATACCCAAGAGAACATCAGCAAATACATATAGAGAGGTGGTGGAGCTAGTGTGGAAAAATGGGAGTTAGCATATAAAGACCGACAACAAGGTATGAAATATAAAGAGATTGCCGAAAAGTACGGCGTATCAATCAATACTGTCAAAGCGTGGAAGTCTAGGAAATGGAACAAGCAAGATCAAGCTAGTAATCCACCGCCTAAGAAGGTTGCACACAAAAAAGAAAAAGGTTGCACACAAAAAAAGTTGCAACCTGTGATAGATAATGATGAACTGACGGAACAGCAAAAAATGTTCTGTCTTTTTTATTTACAACATTTCAATGCAACTAAAGCATATCAACAGGCGTATCAATGCGATTATAACTCAGCTAGAGCCGCCGCTCCTCGACTGTTAGCAAAAGTTAGCATCAAAGAAGAACTGCATACGTTAAAGGCTGAACTACAGCAAGATATCTTTGTTGATGTGAAAGATTTGATTACCGAATACATCAAACAGTTCTCTGCTGACATCACTGATTTTGTAGAGGTCGATTTGACCGAATATGAAGTCAGAGATAAAGCCGGAAATAAAGTTAAGACAAAAGATGGTGAACAAGTCATAGGTCGTATCAATGAAGTTTATGTCCGATCAAGTAAAGATTTTGACGGATCGCTAGTCAAAAAGATAACTCAAGGAAAAGATGGCATATCAGTTGAAATGTATGACAAGCAAAAAGCAATGAGTGAATTAATGAAGTATCTTGGCGGTGATGCGTTGAGAGAGGCTCAGTTATCTAAGTTAACTGGGAATGATGGAACTACTAATGATCAAGAAAATTGGAAAAAGGCAGTTATTGAAGCAGCGAATAAACGAGCGGTGACTGATAATGGATAAGATGATCGTACCGTTTTCGGATATTGGTTCTGCAATAGATTACTACTATGACAGACCTGTAGAGTTTTGTGAGGATTTGCTTCACTTAGAGCCTGACGATTGGCAAAGAAGTGTTCTGAATGATTTATCTGAACATCCGAAGGTATCAGTAAGATCCGGCCAAGGAGTTGGAAAGACAGCGCTTGAAGCTGGTGCAATCCTTTGGTTTTTGACGTGTAGACCCTATTCAAAAGTCATAGCTACCGCTCCTACTATGAAACAACTTTATGATGTTTTGTGGGCAGAAGTATCAAAGTGGTTGAATGATAGTTTGATAAAAAGTCTTTTGAAGTGGACGAAGACAAAAGTATCTATGGTCGGGGATGCTGAGCGATGGTTTGCTACTGCAAGGACTGCGACGAAACCTGAAAACATGCAGGGGTTTCATGAGGATCATATGTTGATCGTTGTTGATGAAGCTTCTGGTGTGTCTGATCAGATTATGGAAGCAATTCTTGGGACCCTTACAGGTTATGACAATAAATTATTGATGTGTGGGAATCCCAACAACATTGAAGGTGTTTTCTTTGACTCACACAATAAAGACCGCGATAAGTATCGTGTTCATAAGGTTTCGAGCTACGACAGCAAACGAACCAGTAAAGAAAATATTCAGATGCTTATTGATAAGTATGGGCAAGATAGTGATGTAGCGAGAGTTCGGATATTTGGAGAATTTCCAAAAGGAGCGCTTGACTCATTTATCAGCTTAGAAGTTGTTGAATTAGCAACGAGTCAACAATTGTTCAATGATTATATTGAAGATGCCGTATTTGGAGATATCGGAGTTGATGTCGCTCGTTATGGTGATGATTCAACTATAATTTTTCCAAGAATAAAGATGAAGTGTTTGCCATTCAAAAAGTATACGAAGCAAAGCACTATGAACACTACAGGTTATGTTATTGATTGTGCGAAGAAGCTAATGAAGAAATACCCTAATTTAAAAAAAATCAGGATAAAGGTAGATGATACTGGTGTTGGTGGTGGAGTAACCGACAGATTGAAAGAAATAGTATCTGATGAGAAGTATCCATTCGAGATTATCCCTGTTAACAATGGTGAATCATCTACTGATGAGTTTTACGATAATCTGGGTACTCAAATTTGGGGAAATATTCGTGAAGTTTTAGAGGAAAATATGACAACCAATTTAAACGGCGGTGGACCAATAATTGAATTACCGAATGATTCGAGTTTGATCAAAGAATTAAGTACACGGAAATTCAAGATGACAAGCCGTGGGAGAATTAGATTAGAAAGCAAAGATGATATGAAAAAAAGAAATATTGGTAGTCCAGATATAGCAGATGCTTTAGCTTTGGCATTCTATGAGCGACGAACCCATAAACCAGTAGATGCTAAGTCAGTTATAGACACATACAGAAAGTTAGGATTGTAGGTGAGATAATGGGAAGAAAGATTATTGATTTGCTTGACGGACAACGGTTTGACGATGAGGCGAATCTTGTTTATAAAGTACCAATAGAAAAGTTGCCCAAGAAAAAAATGTACGATAAAAAGTCTTCAGAAACAACAGAAGAAATCGACTTTGAAGATCCAGAACTATGGAAGGTAATTGTAGAATTTATTGAACACCATAAAACCCATCAGGTCCCGCGTTTGGAAGAGCTGTTGCGATATTCGGTGGCGGATAATAACATTCACTATAGAAAACCAAAACCAGAAGGACGCGCAGATAACCGGATCGGAAGTGACTTTGCTAACTTTATTGTGACGTTTAAGAAAGGAGTTCTTCTCGGGAATCCTTTGAAATATAGTGGTAATAAATCAGTTTCTGATAGAGTTAACCAGTTTGCAAGTGAATCGAACGAAGATTATCATAATCAGTTAATGGCTGAGGACCTTTTCACTTTTGGTCGTGCGTATGAATGGATTGGGCGCGACGAGTTCGGCAAGGAAACATTGGCGAAGTTAGACGTAACGAATACTTTCATTATCTATGATACATCTAAAGCGAAGAAGTCAGTCTGCGGTGTAAATTACTACAACATTGAATATTTAGATAAGACTACGACGCACATTGATGTTTATGCAAATGATGGTATCAATTATTATTTCGAGTGTGAAAACGAGGATTACGCTGAAGCGGACATTATTGATCGGGAACAATCCTATTTCAATACTGTTCAGCTTAATGAATGGATAAATAACGAAAAGCGTTTAAGTGATTTTGAATCTGTTCTTGGTTACATTGATGCATACGATCTTTCTCAGTCTGAGATGGCAAACTTCCAGCAAGATTTATCGGAGGCTATGCTTGTAATTAAAGGGAACCCTGATACTTTCAAGAAGGAAGACGGTTCAATTGATACAAAAGGGCTAGACTACACGTTTAAGAATCGCATCATGGTCTTAGGTGATAAAAAGACTTATGATGACAACCAAACAGGAAGTGAACCGGATGCAAGTTATCTGGTTAAAGAATATGATACGACAGGAACCGAAGCGTACAATAATCGCCTGGTTGCTGACATCCTTAGATTCACAGCCTTGATTGATTTCACTGATGAAAACATCGGATCAAATCAATCTGGAATCGGATTTAGGTTCAAAGGTTGGGGGTCAGATAACGATCGCAAGAACAAAGAACGTATGATAAAAAAAGCGATCATGCGTCGATTAAGATTGCTGACCTATTCCTGGTCTATAAAAGAGGATATTGCAAAGCCCAAAGGCCTCATCAATATGATGAAGGCTGTTTTTGTGTATCCGAATAGCAAGCAGCAATCTTTATACGATCGAGTGAATGAGATAGAAATTCTATTTACTCCAAATGTACCGCAATCAGACGAGGAAATCATGAACGTGATAAAAGGAATGAACGGCATTATTTCAGAGGAGACACTGTGTGAAATGGCTGAACGGTTGACAGGTGTTCCAGCTGATGAGGAACTTAAACGTGTGAACAAAGAACGACCGAATGAACCAGTGTTGGACTACGAGTTTCCAATTAGTGATGACGGTTCTAATGAAAAGGATAAAGAAGAACCAGTCAGTGAGGAGTGATTGAATGACGTCCTCAAAAGATTACTGGCGGAAACGTGAAGAACAACATATTGCTCAAATGATCAAAGATGAGCGACAAATGAAAAAAGAGATCGCCGAACGATTCCAAAACGCAATTGACAATATAAACAAAGAGATTGATGCTAACTGGTCAAGATTTGCCGGTAAAGAAGGCATTTCTTTATCTGAAGCCAAAAAGATTTCAATGGAGATGGATGTCAAAGCTTTCGCGAGAAAAGCGAAGAAGTACGTTAAAGAAAAGGACTTCTCGCAGACCGCCAACGACGAGTTGCGTCTCTATAATGTCACAATGAGAGTCAATCGTTTAGAACTCCTTAAATCGCAAATAGGGCTTGAATTAATTGCCTTATCTGATGATCTCGACAAGTACACAGCTGATTTATTAACAAAAGAAGGACTCGCTGAAGCAACTCGGCAAGCTGGCATATTAGGAGAAACCATTTTCGATGGCTACAAGGACTTTGTAGATTCCGTTGTGAATGGTTCTTTTCATTCTGCAACCTTTTCTCAACGTATTTGGGGCAATATGAATGCGTTCAAAGCTGATCTTGATAAATTATTAGTACAAACGATTACTCAAGGTAAAAACCCGCGAGACATGGCTAGAAAGCTTCGTAACCTATATGATTCGAAAAAGTATGAAGCGGAACGGCTGATGCGAACAGAATCAGCTAGAGTTCAAACAGAGATTCAAAAGCAAAGCTATAAGAAATATGATATCGAAGATTATGAGTTTATCGCTGAACCGAATGCTTGTCCGATATGCGCTACGTTAAACGGAAAAGTCTTTAAAGTTAAGGATATGTCAGCGGGAATCAACGCTTGTCCGATGCATGCAAATTGCAGATGTTCCGCTGCGCCACATGTAGAAAGAGAGTGATGAAATGCAAAATTCAGAACAATTTTTAAAAGACATCAAAGAAGTGATTGCTGACATTCAAACTGATGATCGACAACTTATTGAAAATGCAAAATTTACAATGGAACACTTCAAAACGACAGATTATATTGTTGGCGGAAAGTTCACTAAGACTGGAAGAGTCGCAAAATTTAACTTCAAGAAATCAGATGATCAATTTGAATATCTAAGCTTTGTTCAAGATGAGCCTTTCACAGAGATAGAAGGAGAGTAAAAATGATGGTTCATCGGCCGAGATACCTAGATCCAAAGAGAAATAAACCAAAAGAAATGGAGCTCACCTTAAAGAATACACGAATAGAACAAGGTAAATTGATTTTGGACTATTCGAATGGATGGCAAGTTATCTGCACAAAGGAAATTATCGAGTGCTATGATTCGGGTGGAAAGCTGAAATGGTGGCTTGATGATAATGGAAGAGGTGAGATATTTTGAAAGATTTCAACGAAGTGATTCTAGTATTAGAAGTTCACAAAGGATTGGGACATGCTTACAAAAAGGCAATCGAAACCGAGAACAGTACACAATGGAAAAAGAATCCGATTTACAACTCAAAAAAAGAACTAATTAGCAACGAGTTGAAACCTTCTTGGAATGGTAATCATGTGCATGTTGCGGTAGTCAATAGCGATGATATGGATAGATTAACAATCTCGATAATTTCCCATACATTACCGAATCTTTTAGAAATAACGAGCTGGTATGAGCGGATGGGTGCGACAGTCACATATAAAAAAATCATTTAAAGGAGCTGAACCGTTATGGAAAACACTAACCGAGAATAACGAGAATGATTTTGTCAATTTCTTCAAAAGATTAGACGAAAGTGTACAGACAAATGTTGCCGGTCAGGCTGGTGATCCTGAATCTCGTTAGCAGTCGATAAAGCAGATTAGTATTTATTGTTGTCCTTTGATTTGGTAATATTGAAATGCCAAAGGAGAGGATAAAATGACGAATGAACAACTGAATCAACTAATTAATCAGATGACAGAAGATCAAAAATCTGAATTGATCAAAAGAATTACGAGTGATCAATATGTCGAAGTCGTGAATAAAATGATGGGACAGCAAAATTTTTATGTGACTGTGTGTTTAACAATATTAGGTCTTTTTATCGCTGCATTTGCATTTTATCAGTTTGGTTTTCGAAAGAAGCAATTGGAACAAATGAAGGCGGAGTCTAGAGATATGGTTCTAAAGGAAATAGCCACAGTATTTGAAGTAAATGATATTCAATCTTTACGAGAGAAAAATGAACAGTCTCTCAGTAAAATCCGTTCCGAAAATGAGTTATCATTTTCTAAAATTGATAGAAAGATTGTTGAGATTCATACAGATTTATATAGTCAAATAAGAATTTCTTTAGAATTTGAGTTATTACGAGTTAGTGTACATGATTCACCAATATCCAGATTAATAAACATCTTCGAGACTTACAAGTACTATTGGGATAAAACCCCATCTTTATTTTTTACGTTTGTCTCTCGTGTATTTAGTATCACTGTTGCAATTAAGAACGATAATAATTTCGATAAAGGCGATTTAGAAGTTTTAAGAACTTTATTATTCTGGATAGAAGGTTTGGAATCAACTGTTGATCCGTATCCTAAAGATATGGTTAATCAGTTGAAAAATTTGTTATAACGAAAAAATATTATTTTGTTTAGCCCCGAGCAAGGCGAAAAAAGGCTTTTTTATTTTGCCTTCTTACTGCTTGCAGGCGTTAAAGAGAAAGCTGTTTCGGGTGATGGCGTAACCATTAAATTATCGGGTAGCGGCGTAACCGTGGAGGATTACACATGAAAAAACGTTTATTAATGCCAATGAACTTACAACTATTTGCCGAAGGTGGAGAAGGAGGTAGTGATAATGGTGCCGGTGGAGGAGCGTCGACTAACTCTCAGCAGGGGCAGCAGTCACAAGGTGAAGGCCAGCAATCCGAAGGCAGTGAAGGTGATCAGGGTACTGGTAAAACTTTTTCCCGTGAGGATGTAGCGAAGATGATTACGGCCGAAACTGCAAAAGCCGTTGCGAAGGCCCAAGAGGAATGGAAGGCTGAACAATCGGAAGCGACGAAACTAGCTCAAATGAATGCTGATCAAAAAGCAGAATACGAGCGAGAAAAATTGGAGGCCAAGATCGCTGAACTTGAACAGCAACAAACGTTGAGTGAGATGTCAAAAACTGCTACGAAAATGCTTGCTGATAAAGGCGTTCAAGCGAATGAAGGTATACTGTCATTTGTCGTTAAGGACACCGCAGAGGACACTGCAGGAGCCGTAAAAGGATTTCTTGCACTAATTGATGAACAGCGTGAAATCATCAAGGCTGATTTCGAAAAGAGACTAGGTGGCAAAGTTCCGCTGGATGGTACAAGTCAATCAGAAACTGTAGGCGAGTATGGAAAAACATTGGCGCAACGTACGAAAGTTGAAACACCAAAGAATACCTATTTCAAAAATTAGGAGGAAATGAAAACATGGAAAAACGAGTATTTGGATCAAAAAATCAGATCTTAGCAGACGTGAGCAATTATAAAAGCTTGTCAGTCGTTGTTGATTCAACGGGAGTAACAGCAACTAACGGTGAAGGGAAAAAAATTATTCCTGCCGGAACACCTGTAGGCGCTGCTGATCCTTTCGCTGACGAACAAGCAGCGGTGAAAGTAACGAACGATGTAACTACTGGAGACAAGACGGTTGGGGTATTACTTCATGATGTTGTCTTTGATGCAGATTCCGCTACAGGCAACGGAACACTGTTGTATTTCGGAACCGTGAATGAATACCGTTTAGATGACAAATTGACAATCGTTAATGAAGCAAAGACTGCGTTGGATGGCAAAGTGTATTTTGTCAAACGCAACAAATAAGGGAGGAACTGTTAAATGAATGTACGAGTACGAAAAGAAACACTTATGAAAATGAATCTACAAACATTCGCGACAATGAACATTTTTGATTTGGTCCAAGCGCCAAATATCGCTACTTATTGGGCTGAAAAAGTGAATGAGATGCAGCCTTATTTAGGCGAGGAGTTATTCCCGACTGATAAGCAATTAGGTATGAAGTTATCTTGGTTAAAGGGGAAAACAGGTTCTCCAGTTGCTTTGCGGCCTTCAGCTCTTGATGCAGATGTTATTCCTCGTGGACGAAAAGGGTTTGAAGAATTGATCGCAAAAATGATCTTCTTTAAAGAATCATATTACATCGACGAAGAACTACGCCAACAATTACAAATGGTGAATCAAACGAATAACGCCGCTTATCGAGATGTTTTACTCAATCGTATTTTCGATGATGTGGCTGAGCTACTTCGTGGGGCAGCTGTGCGACGTGAAATTATGCGGATGCAAATGTTGACTACTGGTACGATTACGATCGATGAAAACGGTCAAAAGTATAACATCGATTATGATTTACCAGATGGCCATAAAAAGAAAGCGGCAGTTAAATGGTCCGACGTTGAGAATGCTGATCCTGTAGAAGATATTGACGCTGCTACGACAGCGATGAAAGAAGAAGGTGTCACGCCTGCTCGTGCAGTTCTAAATAGTAAGACATTCCGTTATTTACGTCAGAACGCTGCAATCAAAGCGACGATCTTAGGAAATAACGCAAATGCACAGGCAGCTAAACTTTCAAAACAAGCATTGCTAGACTATATTTCTGAGGAATTCAACTTGGAGATTGTAGTTTACGACAAAGTATATACGGACGCTTCAGGCACACACAAATTTATTCCTGACGATATTTTCGTATTGTTGCCAGGTCAGACTTTAGGGAAAACTTGGTTTGGTACTACGCCAGAAGAAGCTGACTTGATGTCTAGTCCTAATGTCGCCAATGTGCAAGTAGTTGATACTGGTGTTGCGATTACCACTATGAAGAAAGCAGATCCAGTGAACGTAGAAACGAAAGTGTCTATGATCTCGTTACCATCCTTTGAGCAATCCGAAGCTGTCTGCATTATGAATGTGGGGGAGTAATTATCCCCGTTGAGAGCGTGACGCTCTCTCCTAAAAATTCGGCAGCAGTAGCGGGGACTGCAGGAAGCAGGCAATTAGCAGCTAATGTATTGCCTGAAAAAGCAACGAATAAAAAAGTGTTCTTCTCGATTGAGCCAGTAACGGAAGGGTTGGCTGTATCAGAATCAGGATTAATTTCTTGGACAGAGTCAGTACCAGCTGGAACATATACGACATCTTGTATTACGGAAGATGGTTCATTCGCAGATAGCAACACATTAACGTTATCTGAACCAGAAGGTTAGTCTTTTGACTAGCCTTCTTTTTTTTGAAAGGAGGCAGTTATGGACGAAATTGAAATTCTAGCTGAAGTAAAGCGATCGCTTGAAATTGAGGATGATGAAAAACTAGATAATCAATTAACTGATTTCATTAAGCGAATATCTAATCAATTGTGTGTGCGTCTAGACTTCATTGAAAGCGTACCGAATGTTTTAGAATATATCGTGGTTGAATGTACTATCAAACGATTTAATCGCAAAGGAAACGAAGGAATGGATTCATACAACCAAGAAGGAGAGTCTATATCATACGGTGCTCTGTTGGATGATTTCGAAGATGATATTGATGTGTACAACAAAAAGCAGAAAGAAAAGAGTATTCCACGAAAAGGAGTTGCCAGGTTCGTATGAGATATGACACACAGGTAACTTTCATTATCGAAAAAGAAGGCTATTACGACCCCAAACTCGGAGAGTATGTGGACGGAAAAAAAACCGAGATTTCAAAGTTAGCCAATGTAACTGATCTTGGAACGGATCGCTCAAAACAGCTTTTTGGAGAGATCAAGCAAGGAGCAAAAGTTATTCGCCTGCTGCGGCCGTATGTTAAACCTTGGGATTATGTGACAATTCTCAATAAGCTAACTGGTAAAATCCAGTCCTTTGAGATAATTACCGAACGAAACTTAAGGTTAAAAAACACATTCATCGTACAAGAGGTGTCTAAGAATGAAAGCACATCTTGAGTATAAGGGTATTGATCAGTTAATGAGGCATCTGCAAAACGCAGCATCGTTGGATGATGTAAAGAAAGTCGTAAAAAATAATGGAGCACAATTAACCAATCAAATGCAAAAAAGAGCGCAATTCAAAGGCCATTATCACAACGGCGAGTTTATCAGTCCGACCGGTGCAACCAAACGGTCAATTATTATGCAGATTCAAGAGGCAGGTTTTTCAGTTCTTGTTATGCCAATGACTGAATATAGTCCTTATTTAGAATTTGGCACACGGTTTATGAACGCACAACCTTTCGTACGTGCGGCCTTCAACTATCAGAAAATTATATTTAAAAAAGAAATGCGAGAGTTGGTGGCGTGATGGTCAAAGAACCAGATCAAGAATTATACGATGAAGTATTTAAGATTTGTCAGGATTTGGGTTATAGCGTTTTTACTTACTTGCCGCCTGACAATACACCCTATCCGTTCGTTTATATTGGCGAATCTCAAGAACTCCCATCTGCTACGAAGTCAATTATAGTCGGAACGATTCAACTATCTGTTCATATCTACGGCTTGCACACGAAACGTAAACAGGTATCTGATATGAAAGGTGCCATTATGCAGGAGCTCAGAAAATTTCGACAATCAAAAAGCTTTAATTGGAAAATATTAAACAATAATACACAGCCACAGATGCTGCAAGACACAACGACAAATACCGCACTCTGGCACTGTGTAATTCCGCTAGAAATGCGATTTTATTAGGAGGAATATTAATGGGAGCAATTCAAGGTAAAGACAAGCTTTTATTAGTTCGTCGTTTAGACGAAGCTGATTCTGTAGCTGCGACAAAGCCGCTTTATCAGATTGAACATAAATGGGAATACTCGCGCGATAGCAAGTCGCAGCAGACAAAAGATGGAGCTGTGCCGACATCGGGCGGGTTAGAAGTGTCGCTATCATTGAAGGGATTAGCGTCACGAGATGACGAAAATGAATACATGCTGAGCGCTGTTGAGGATGGCGCTACAGTAGAGTTTTGGGATGTTGATTTAAAAGGAGTCCAAAAGGAAGGGAAATACCCCGCTCGATACGCTCGCGGTAAAGTCGGCAAATGGAGTGTTCCTTCGAACGTTGAAGATTTGGACGAAATCGAGACGGAGGCAACAATCGAAGGTAAGCCAGTTAAAGGCTATGCAACAGTTTCAGATAAAGTCATTGAAGAAGCGCAATATGCTTTTAGAGACACGACACCAGGTAGTGAAGAAGAATCGGGACAAGGTTAGACAAACGTCTAGCCTTTTTATTTTAGGAGGAAAATCATGAATCTTGATATTAACGGAAAAGTTATCGAAGTGAAGTTCACCATTGGAGCGATTGAAGCGTTAGATCGTGTTTATGAAGTTCAAAATGGCGGAGCTAAATTCGGCATGGGAGTTAGTTCGTCATTAGTTTATTTGCAACAGTATAACCCTGTTGTTCTTCGAAATATTATTGAAGCTTTACAAGTAGACAAGGCAAAAGTTGGGCGTTCAGAAATTGAAGCATGGCTGATGTCGCAGGATATCGAAAAGCTTTCGGAGGAAATGATTGATGAATTGGGAAAGCAGGACTTAACCAAAGCAATGATCAAGAAGTTGAAAAAACAAGCGGCGAAGGTAGCAAAACAAAAATAACTAAAACAAGCCGTCAATTTTATGAAGACTTGGCGATTAATGCTTTTCGTTTTCTGGGTTGTAAATCGTTTAAAGAGATCAATCAGATGACCTTGCGAGAATTTGAGTTGCGAATGATTGCTTTCAAGCTTTCTCAAGTTGACGAGGATATGAAGCGTCATGAGCAAGCCTTTTTAAATAACTCTGTAAGGGCTAGAGATAATAAAGGTAACGCAATTTATAAGGAGTTCATCGATTTTTATGATTACGAAGAACGAATTAATGAAGCCTTAAAAGGTACTGATCTTCATAAAAGCAAATTAGACGAAAAACGAATCAATGAGTTGAAACAGATTGCTAGGAACCTTCGTGAGTTTAGAGAGGGGAGGGGGACGATATAGCAGAAACATTTTCAGTTGAGGCTTACCTGAAGGCGACTGACAGCGGATTTGTCCAGACATTCAAGGATGCTCAATCTGCAGTCGAAACCTTCGAAAAAGACTCAAATAGTACGATGATGGCCGTTGGATCTACTATGCAAAGTGCTGGGAAGTCGATGACAAAACTGCTTACGGTGCCAATACTTGGTGCTGGTGTTGCTGCTGCAAAAATTGGCGGTGACTTTGAAGAACAAATGAGTCGTGTAAAAGCGATCTCTGGGGCGACTGGGGATTCTTTTGAACAACTGAAACAGCAGGCGATTGATCTAGGTGCGAAAACGGCTTTTAGTGCGAAAGAATCCGCAGCAGGTATGGAAAACCTAGCCTCTGCAGGGTTCGATGCAAATGAGATCATGGCCGCCATGCCTGGTCTTTTAGACTTAGCAGCTGTTTCTGGTGGCGATGTGGCTTTGGCATCTGAGAATGCAGCAACAGCTTTGCGAGGATTTGGACTTGAGGCAAGTCAAGCAGGTCATGTTGCGGACGTGTTTGCACGTGCGGCAGCTGACACGAATGCTGAGGTTGCAGATATGGGAGAAGCGATGAAATATATCGCTCCAGTAGCAAATGCGATGGGAATTTCGCTTGAAGAGGCATCCGCAGCGATTGGTATCATGTCTGATGCTGGTATTAAAGGATCACAAGCAGGGACATCACTTCGTGGAGCCTTATCTCGTTTAGCAAAACCAACTGACCCAATGATCGCAAAAATGGATGAGTTAGGTTTGAGTTTCTATGATGCTGAAGGCAACATGAAATCACTAGAGCATCAAATTGGCATGTTGCAACACGCTTTCCAAGGATTAACACCAGAACAACAGCAAAACGCATTAGTGACTCTTTACGGGCAAGAATCGCTATCAGGAATGATGGCATTAATTGAAAAGGGACCAAATGCAATAAATGAATTAACTAACTCATTAAAGAATTCAAATGGTGCTGCTGATGAAATGGCTCGGACAATGCAAGACAACATGAACTCATCTATTGAACAAATGATGGGAGCTTTTGAGTCTGCTGCAATAGTAATTCAAGAAATCATGGCACCAGCAATTCGAGGTGTTGCGGATACAATTGGTGGATTAGTAGAAAAGTTCGTTAATGCACCGGAGCCTATTCAAAAAATGGCACTGGCAATCGCTGCTTTAGTAGCTGCGATTGGCCCTCTGCTTTTTGTCGGAGGATCAATGCTCGTATGGTTCGCAAAGCTTAAAGTTGCAGTCGGATTCCTTTCCACTTCATTCCCAGCTTTAGGTGGGGTATTTACAGCTCTAACCGGACCGATTGGAATAGTAATCGCGATCATTGCTGCATTAGTTGGAGCGTTTATTTTTGCTTGGAACACCAGCGAAGGTTTTCGGAATGCTGTCACAACGATTTGGGAATCTATAAAAAATACAATTTCATTTGCTGTTCAAACCGTATCAAACACGATCCAACGAATTTTTGGCGGTGTCGTTGCTTGGTGGAAAGCTAATAACGAGGAAATCGCTGCTGCAGTAAATACGATTTGGAATGGAAAAATCGGTCAATTTATTCGAAATGCTATGGGTGTGATTCAAGGCATCGTTGTTGGAGTATGGACTGCGATTAAAGGAATAACCGAAGGGATTTGGACAGCAATTTCGGCAGTGATCGAAGGAGCTCTACGAGTAATCCAAGGCTTGATCAAGTTTATTCTCGGTATACTTTCAGGGGATTGGTCGATGGCTTGGGAAGGAATGGTGGAAGCCGCGTCTGGAATTTTATATGGACTCGGCGGCATCGTTGTTGGCGCTTTAGAAGCGGTAATCGGTGTTGTTAGAGGATTTTTCTCTACTTTCAAAAATGCGGGTTGGAATCTGGTCAAGATGATTGCTGATGGAATTTGGTCAGCAATTAGTTTGCCGGCTAAGGCTATCAATGCGGTTGTTTCAAAAGTTCGTAAATATTTACCATTCTCTCCAGCTAAAGAAGGACCACTTAGCGATTTAGATAAGTTGAATTTTGGCGGAACAATCTCAACAGGGATTTACTCTGGACAAGATGAGATTAATCGCGCGATGGCATCAGTTTTAGACATTCCTGCGCTTGCAAATTTAAACGCAAGTTTAGGTGTGAAGCACACTGTCACAAGAAACGAAAACCAGTCAACGAAACAACCAGCTGTAATTAAACTTCGTTTAGGCAAGCAAGAGTTTAGTGCGTTTGTTCAGGATATTTCAGACGAACAAGGAGATGTAGCAGATCTCAACTTATTATTTTAGAAGGAGGATGAAGCGTGGAAGAATGGGAAAATCCAATGTATCAATTTAGAGACACAACGAAACGACCCGCTTACAAATCGTGGATTCCGACTTCTGCGATGATATACGGCGGTACAATGATTGAAAAAATTATTCCCGGATACCAGACACTATTCGTGGAAGGTCGCGAAATGCTGTCACTTGATTTGGAATCCGAGAAGAAGAATGTAGGGGTTCATATATCAGCACAGCGATTACCTGAACGCTCATTGATAATACACTACAAACTAACAGAGTCTAATCCAGTTGAGTTTCAGCGAAGCTTCAAAAAGCTGATGCGAGTTTTATACAAACAAGAAGATGTCGAGATTCATTTTAATGATGAACTCGACACTTTTTATTATGGCCGCTACTCTGCTGCAGAAAAAGTTCCAGGGAATACTGACAGCGTAGTTTCTAGTTACACAATTACTTGTCCAGATCCGCGAAAGTATTCAAGACAATTTGAAACAAACGGAGAAATATTCGAGTATATTCCTTACGACTCTATTCCAGATTCAATAAGCTTTACTGCATCAAAAGACAACAGCGTCAAAGTGACGAACGGTCGACAAATAATTAGCATTTCAAATGCGGCTCTTAAAAAAGGCGATCGTGTCGAAATGTTAATCCGCGAGGGGAAAATACTGATCAACGGAGAGAACAAAACAAGAGTCCTTGATCTGACTAGCCCATTCAAAAGTTTCACTGTACGAACAGGAGAAGTTATCAAAAGTGACAACGGTACTCCTTTGATTAAGTATCGAGGAGTGTGGTTTTAGTGGAAAGTTTCGATAAAGATGTCTTTTTTTTTGATGACAATCAAAAACTCATCAAAGTAGTAGGTGAAGAAAATTTATTCTCGAATATTCAAGAGATGGAAATCACACCAAACAAAGAAGAATTGATCAATGATAAATTGTCGGTCAGCACCGAGTTTGATGAAGAAATTAAAGATGCAGTTTATATGGCGGTTCGCGAAAGCGAGTCGTCTTTTTCTATGTACAAAATAGCAGGGATTGCTGATCCAGGTTCACTATTAATCTTTACTGGGGTTAATTTCGGACCTGATGAGCTTGAAGGTTACATCATCAATGATATTCGACCTGCGAATGAGTTCTTTCAAAAAACTATCCAACGAATCATTGACTATACGCTAGGAGAGTGGCGTGTTGGTTATTTGGACTCGACGCTTCCTAAAGTCTCAATGAATTTCTATTACTGCAGTGTTCGAGAAGCACTGAAAATGCTCCAAACTTTGGGTTGCGAGATTCTTTTTAAATGCAATCTTACTGGTGAAGGAATCACTGACAAGTGGATAGAAGTCCATCGGCAAATCGGTGAATACAGTAATGAACGATACGATTACGGCGATAAAGCTTTAACAATTGAAAAAGAAGTCAACCGAAGTAATTTATTTACTTCTTTAATTGGGAGAGGTAAAGGAGAAGAAGTGGGGGACGGTTATGGTCGCCGCATTGAGTTTGATCAAGTCTATTGGTCTAAGTCAAAAGGTGATCCGCTCAACAAACCGACAGGTCAAATCAATTTGGAAATTTCTGAAATGACCGCAAAGTACGGTATTCCAACAAAAAATGGAAAACGTCGCAAACGAGAAAAAGTAGTCATTTTTGAAGACTGCGAGGAACCGAATGAACTGATTCAGCTCACCTATCAAGAACTGGTGAACTGCTCAAGACCGCTCGTTCAATTCAAGTCGACTATTTTTGGCGCGGATAAGTTAGGTAATACTATACGGATTCATCGAGAAGATCGCGGCTATCACTATGAAACACGAATCTTCAGCGTGAAGATTAACCGTTTAACCGGGAAAGTAGATACAGGATTAGGCGACAATTTGAATAATTCTGCTACTCGTCAAGCGTCTAATGTTCAGAACTCCTTGCAGACTCTGGATGATACTAAAATGACCTTTTATGAATCTACCGAAGTGTCCAAGTTTCAATCTGATATTATCCGCGGTGCAAAAGGCGGATCAATTATCATGATGAACCCATCCGATACAGGAAAAGGAACTTCAAGGCAGCCTTATCAGATGGTTTGGATGAATGGCGATTCGATTGCCACTTCTAATCATTTTCTTGTTGCGAATTCGGAAGGTATCGGCTTCATTGATGGAAAGTTTAACGAAGCCAATTTCAAGACCGCATGGACCATTGACGGTAATTTCAATGCGAACTATATCCAGTCAGGGCGTATTAGGGCTGATATTTTTGAAACTTCATTTAATGCTGTGGGTGATCAATTAAAGCTCGTAAAAGGTGCATTGCAGGTCGTTAACAGTAATAAAAAAATAATGGAGCTAACGAAAAAAGGAATGCAGTTTTGGAGTGGTACCAAAGAAATTGGAACGATCGGAACAACGGACTCTGCCGGCAATCCATTCCCTGATGCTTCAACGCCAACACCAATTCCTGATAACGCACTGGTAATCCGAACTGAAGGCAGCGGAAAGTACATTTTAATATCACCAAACAAAGGCAAAGGATTTATCATGCTCGCAAACGGAACCACTATTCATAACGGTGATATGAATATTCAAGGCAAGTTGCGAGTATTTGGTGATTTAGATGTTCAAGGCAAACTAACCATCAAAGGTCAGGAAGTGTTTCCTGGTCAGGGTGGTGGTACTGATCCGGGAGGGGGCTGGAACGGAGAATACCCACCAGGAGTAACTTCTCAAGCTGACAAGTTTGCTTGGGAACTATGGGTAATCCTTCTGTCTAAAGGGTACTCCAAAGCAGCTGCTGCAGGTATCTTGGGTAACGTTCAAGGTGAAGCAGGTGTTTCCATGAATCCGGATATTGCTCAAATCGGCGGGCCTGCCTACGGAATTGTCCAATGGGATGGGAGTGCCTATCCACTTGTTGGTTCTCCTACTTACGATGGCCGGACCTATGTCCAACGTTTAATGGCTGCAGCTGGTATCACAGAGGATTATCGAACAATGGCTGCTCAAGGTAAGTTGTTAGATTGGACGATGTACAACGGCCAGTGGTTAGGAATCGTTCAACCAACTACTCAAGCAGCATTCAAAGCAATCACTGATCCGTCTCAAGCAGCGTATGCATTTGAAAGAAACTATGAACGACCAGCAAATACACACCCTGAGCGTCAAGGATGGGCGGTAAATTGGTACAACAAGTTCAAAGATTTGGAAATTTCATCTGGTGGCGGTGGAAGTATTTTATCTACTGCGAAAAGTTTACTAGGTTATTTTCATTATTCTATGCCATTAAGAACGCAATTTGGTTCTGTTGAAAATCCAGACAGGAACGGCTATGCCGATTGTTCTTCGTTCGTTTGGCTGGTTTTAACAAAAGCTGGGTATCGTACGCCACCAGGAGTTGGCTGGTACACAGGTTCCATGACAAGTGATGCACGTGGTGCTAGAAACTGGCTTACTGAGATTCCTCAAAGCCAAGGAAAAGCCGGAGACGTGTTGATTGTAAACCAAGGTGGCGGAGCTGGATCAAATGGACATACTGCGATTCTAGCCGAGGATTGGCACGGCTATACTACATCCATTATCGAGATGGGCGGAATGCAATCTGGCGGTGTCGGAGTAGGACGCGTAGATATGTCGTTTGGTTGGTTATTAAATGGTGGCGATGTATGTATAGCAAGAGCGAAGAAATAGAGGTGATTGCGTGATAGATAGAAAAGGATTGAATCATTTAAAAAGTTTGATGAATCAGCCAGTTGGCAATCATCAATGTTATGCGCTTAGTGCGGAATACGCTGGTGTAATGATCGGACCAGATATGGGAGCTGGTACAAAGTATGAAATCAAAGTGAGGTATGGCAATGTTTTTTCTGCTGCTGATATTGGTTCTGCTTACCAATGGCCGCTTTATCTTTGGTCAGTAATCGAAGAACCCAGCTACGATCAACTAGTAGTCGGAGCGATTATTAATTGGAAGCGCGGAGCAAAGGTAGCAAATTGGTGCGCATCACAAACCTTTGGGCACACAGGTGTAATCAGGGGGCTTGAAAATGATCGTATTCAAACCTATGAACAAAACGCTGAATCAGGGGAGATTGTTGCTGAATACGATCGAGAGTTTTTTGACTCTGATCAAATCGCATCTATTTGTATTCCACCTGATTTTGAGAAAGGAGTGATGAACATATGGCAAAATGGAACGTTTCACTAAGCACAACTGATAGCTTCAATTATGTTGGCATTATGACAGTTCGAAATGGTAACCGGAGTTCAGAAGTCATGGAAGCCCTGATCACTGAGAATGGTAAACCATATGACCTGACAGGATGTAAAGTCTACTTTGAAGCAATTTTGACTAATGACTCTGCGGTGCAGCGATCAGCAAAAATCATCGATGCGAAGAACGGTAAAGTACAGTACACGTTCGATGAGTATTCAATGCAGGCTATTCATAAACAAACGGCGAACCTAGTCTTTTACAAAGGCGATGATTTGATTGCTACCACTCAAGACTTCACTTATTTTGTCGTTCGTGCTGTTTCAAAAACAGAAGGTGAAATGGGGTCTTACTGGCAGACTGTTGAAGATTTGATCATCGACATGATTGCTTTCCTCAATGAAAACAAGGGTGACTTCACTGATTGGATGAACGATCGAAAGAAAGAGTTTGAGACTTGGAGCAAATATCAAAAAGAAACTTTTGAATCATGGCGAGCAGGTCAAGAATCAGATTACCTTCTTTGGTTTGAATCAATCAAAGACATCCTGAAGGGGATTGATCCCGGTGGAACGATGTTGGCGGAGTTGATGGATGCATGTGTGGATATTCAAGGAACACGGCACAATTCTATTTCAGAACGCTTATTGGCTGATGCTGAATACTTATATAAAAAACTTAGAGCATCCCTTTTCACAATTGATTATGGGGAAATCGAAGTCGTGGATATTCTGCAAGATGATGTCTTTTCCGATAATCATGAGGTTGAAAAAATCGGAACAGTGAACAATGTGAATGAAGAAGGTGCTCTGGTGATCGCGACTATTGATGATCCAAAGCAAAACGTATTCACTCTTGAGAAAGTTGGGGTGATATAAGAATGGCTAAATCAAAACGCATGATGGAAACTGATGAGAAAACAGGAGTACAACGTCAGTTTTTCCCAATCACTCATATCTCTGCGATTATCGGACTAGATAAAATTATTTCTGGCCAATCGAAAGTGTTATCTGTAAACGGGAAAATTGGAGCAGTAGTCATTACTAAAGAAGACCTTGGTCTAGGCAATGCTATCACTGAATTGCCTTACGCCAACGAGATGGAAGATGGGATAATCACTGCTGAAATGTACCAGAAGATTTTAAATTCTGGGGCAGGTGATTACGTGCTGCCGATTGCTGGCATTGATAAGCTCGGTGGGGTGAAAATCGGTGATTTGCTGACCATTGATGAAAAGGGGAAACTTTCAGCGATTAAGCAAACCGATTATAACTTTTCTCTCGAAATAAAACAGAAACTTGATTTTCTCCAAAACTATTCCGCTGGTCAGAACATCAATATCGATGAAGACGGAGTTATCAGTGCAGTGATTGAGTCCGGAGAAGAGTACAACCTGCCAACAGCTTCTGCTGAAGAAAAAGGTGGTATTAAAATCGGTGATCGCTTGACTATTGACGAGAATGGAAAATTAAGTGCTGATCCACAATTTAACTATACAGCTGGGGCAAATATTTCTATCTCTAACACTGGTGTAATTTCTGCCACTGGTGGCGGTGAGGGCGGCGGAGTGAGCCAAGAATATGTTGACGAAAAAGCATCTGAAGCTTATCAAAGTGCTAAAGCTTATGCAGACTCTAAGATTCCTAGTATGACGTTTGAAAAGGTAGGGGAGGTTTAAATAAATGACAGATATTGTAAAAGTGAAACAGGATGGGGCGCAGGTCTATCTTCAATCACATTGGGAGGCAATCGAAGGCAAACCCACATTACTCAAAGGAGATAAAGGTGATCCGGGAAATGCCGCCACAATAACAGTAGGAACCGTAACAAGTGGAACGACTGCTTCAGTTACCAATGCAGGTACGACTTCAGCTGCAAAATTCAACTTTGTTCTTCCAAAAGGTGATAAGGGTGATCCTGGAACTAATGCTACTACGACTGCTGTTGCAACAACTTCAACAAATGGACTGATGTCGGCTGCGGATAAGACTAAGTTAGACGGATTAAACAATATTACATTTGAGAAAGTAGGCGAAGTTTAATGGCTGATATTGTACAACTAAAAGAAGACGGCGTAGCTAAATATCTTAAAACACATGTTAATGCTATTGACGGAGTTGATGGAGTTTTAGTTAAAGCAACCGGAAATGAAACAATTTTAGGAACTAAGAATTTTCAGGACGGGATTCAAGTATCTGGAAAAAATCCAGTTTTGACAAAGCCTACATTAGACAAAGCTTATATTGATAAGAATAATAATGCATCCGTCGTTGCTGACGGTGCTATGCAGTTGTACCGTAGAGGCGACACAGTATTTTTAACAGGATCAATTCAATTGTCTGCTAGTAAATATAATCAAGGTTTGTGGTTTGATTTACCAGCTTGGGCAGCTCCACCGGAACATGTCAGAATGTATTTTAATACTAGTGAAAAAATGATTCTGCTTTCTTTTAACCCATCAAAATTAAATAATATTGTTTGTGTTGATCAAGTTGCTAAAGATGCCTGGATTACCGGGTCAGCGTGTTGGCTGGCTAAAAACCCATACTAATAAAGGGGGAAATGAATGATGAAAACAATTTTTAAAGTATTATATCCGATTGGTTATGAAATCCATGAGGTAGAAGATGATTTTCCAACAGCGTTGCCATTTGTGGAAGTCGTTCCGATTTCATTTGATAAAAGAGAAGATGAAACCGAAGAAGATTTCGCTCGCAGACAACAATCTCAATTCTTCAACTTCACTGAAAATAAATGGGAAGAAGCAGTCACACAAGATTACTCTAAGAAACTTGAATTATTGGAGAATCTTTCTGCAGGACTTCAAGTTGATAACACTGCTTTAAAAGAATCAAATGCGGCACTAACTGCTAAAACAGATTCGATGGCGCAACTGAATGCCAAATTAATGCTGAATGATGTCGCAATCAATAAAGAAATTGAAACGCTAAAAACACAAATCGGAGGTGCTGAATAATGTTCACTTACACAGACGTTAAGATGATGTTTGATTGGGGCTGCTTCACAACGAAGCAAGTAAGGGAGTTTGTTCCTGACTGCATTACTGAAGCACAATTTGAGCGAATTACCGGAGAAGCCTTTTAGGCTTATTTTTTAGCTCAATTTTTGGTGAGATTCTATTTTTGTAGGAAGTTGGTGGATTATGAATGCTGATGCTTTAATCTCATTTTTGAGTATTGGAGGCACACTGATAGGTACGTTTGCAGGTATTGTCGTTTCAAATAAACTAACAATTTATCGAATTGATCAACTAGAAAAAAAGGTTGAAAAACACAATAACCTAGTTGAGAGAACTTATAAATTGGAGGGAAGGATGACCGAAGCAGAGCACGATCTTCGTGATATGAAGGGAGGTGGTACAGATGCAAAATAAGACGTTTGAAATTCTGAAATGGGTGGCTTTGATTGTAATACCAGCTTTGGCAACATTTGTTGGTGTAGTTGGCAAAGCGATTAATTGGGAGTACACAGATATCACAGTGATAATCATCACAGCGATTGGTACTTTCCTAGGTACAGTGCTTGGTGTCTCTAATCGAACGTTTAAGATGTTTTCATCAGAGGAATAGGAGGAATCAAATGAAAAAGAAAATTACTTTGTTGAGCCTTTTAATGGCTCTTTTTTTGTTGCCTTTTTTCCCGAGTACCGCACAAGCGGCGAAAGGGGATCAGGGTGTAGATTGGGCCGTTTATCAAGGGGCACAAGGGAAATTCGGGTATGGCTCGGATAAGTTTTCGATTAGTCAAATCGGTGGATACAATGCTGGTGGTTTGTATAATCAGTGGACGTATTCTAGTCAAGTAGCTTCGACAATCGCACAGGGCAAACGCGCACACACTTATATTTGGTATGATACGTGGGGAAGCATGAGTATTGCTAAAACTACTTTGGATTATTTCTTGCCAAAAATTCAAACGCCTAAAGGTTCGATTGTCGCACTGGATTTCGAACATGGTGCAAGCTCTAATAAACAAGCCAATACAGACACCATTTTGTACGGCATGCGGCGAATTAAGCAAGCCGGTTACACTCCGATGTATTATTCGTACAAGCCTTTCACACTTCAATATGTGTACTATCAGCAGATTTTGAAGGAGTTCCCTAACAGTTTGTGGATGGCAGCTTATCCAAATTACAATGTGACACCATCACCAGTTTGGAGCGTGTTTCCGAGCATGGAGGGCGTAGCAATATATCAGTTTACAAGTACTTATGTTGCTGGTGGACTTGACGGTAATGTTGATTTAACAGGTATCACAGATAACGGATACAACGGAGCCATTAAGGACGATGATGGAAAAGTTACTGTTAAGCCTGACACAGAAACGCCAGCGATTGATCAAGGTCAGCAAGCGAACGAAACACCTAAAAAAGACATTGAACCAGGCTTCAAAGTAAAAGTGAATTTCTCTGCTTCTACTTGGTCAACCGGACAAGCAATCCCACAATGGGTGAAAGGTAATAGTTACACTGTTAAGGAGGTCAGCGGAACGAAAGTATTGCTTGACGGAATCATGAGCTGGATCAATCGCAAGGATGTTGAAATCTTGCAAACAACCACTCAAACGCCAAGCACTACTACATCGACACATATTGTTCGTTCGGGTGAGACTCTATCAGGTATCGCTTCTAAATATGGGACAACCTATCAAACGCTTGCTAGTCTTAATGGTTTATCCAATCCGAATTACATTTATGTTGGTCAACAACTGAAAGTTTCGGGAGCGGCTAGTACATCGAGAGTTTATATTGTCATTTCAGGTGATAACTTATCCACGATTGCCCAAAAACTCGGGACGACTTATTCAAGTTTGGCTCAAAAGAATGGTATTGCGAATCCAAACCTGATTTATCCAGGGCAACGCTTAGCATACTAATAAACTAGACTTCAGCTTAATTGGATGCTCTGCACAAATGACCCGAAAGGCAACACGGTTGGCGGATACCAAGACTTCACAGAGACACGCGGGTATCACGACTTGTAAAATAATGTTTGCATCTAATTTTATTTATGAGTTATACTAACTAACGCTGGTGGCTGATACCAGTATTAGAGACATGCTGATCGACCACCCCCATGGTTGGTCAGCTTTTTGTTTTGGAACCTAAATGGTTGATATAAAACCAGTATACGAATACTATCTAAATAGGGATTCCTGATACAGCACCATTGAGAGAGAAACAGGATATGCTGTGGGGAAGTTCAGGAATCCCTAATTTATATTTTAACGCTTTGTATGCTTATGCACAAATGCTCATTCGTACTCTTAGCTCAGCTGGTGAGAGCAGACGGCTCATAACCGTCCGGTCGTAGGTTCGAGTCCTACAGGGTACATAAAATATACCCTCTACAGCATTAGTTGGTTGTAGAGGGTATATGTTATTCTAATTACTTTTGTAGATTCAATTATTTGTCTAATTTTTTCTTGACGTCATCCGTGATATCTTCAACTTTTTCTTTTGCGTCTGCCGCTACTTCTTTTACCTTACCAACAGCTTGATCAAGTAGGCCTTCCGCTTTCTTTTTGTTGTCACCAGTTACTTTTCCTGTGGTTTCTTTCGCTTTACCCTTAGCTTTGTCCGTAAAACCTTTGTCTGTCATAATAAAGCCCTCCTTTTATTTCTAATCATATTATAGTAGTAGTTCAAAAGTTAAAGCAAATCATATACATTTAAGGTTAAAAATAATAAATATCTAAGCAAGCAAGGGCGTTTATTTTTATATCAATAAGTTAGAAAATAAGAAGAGACCGCTTGCAAAAATCCAAGCGCAGAGGTATAAATATAGATAAGGTTTTCGTTAAACCTTACTTCTTTCATAACTAAGTTTCATCTTGATCGGCAACCAGTCGTGTGCGGGCTGGTTGTTTCTTTGTGTAGTGTATCACTTTGTCATGAGTGTATCATTTGCAAAGTAAATGTTTTATGGGTAAGTTAATTTTAATGGGAAGTCACTCGCCCATAAAAAAAGGAACGCCAGATACAGTTACTTGGGGAAGTGGACTGTGGGGAAGATCTGACGTTCTATTTCTTTATTGTAACACGTTTAAAAAATAATAATACTCATTTAAAGTACCCTTAGTTCAATTGGTAGAATACTCCGGTTCATATCGGAAGATGCGGGTTCGAGGCCTGCGGGGTACATAAAAAGTACATCCTCTTTTAGAGAAGGTACGCGAAAAGATAATTAAATATTTTCCAGCCACTTTATCTTTTCGGCTGTTAACCAGCTACTAATACATGTAGTATTGTTTTCATACATTTTATAAGTAGTTTGTCGTTGTTTTTCACTGTCATATCCGGCGTGACTACTTGGTAAAAAAAGATGGTAGAAATCAATAAATAGCATATGAAAAAAATGTTTGTTTTCTTTTTTCTCCCAAAATGATAGTACTCGAATCTTACCTTTTTCATTTGTAGATTCAACAGTAGCTTTTACTATAAATTCATTCTCTAAAGCCATTGTGAGCTCGCCATTTTCATTTTCAAATAGTGAATCATATTTCTCTAAAACCTTTTTCATATGATCTCTATACTTACCAGAATATCTGATTTTTTGAGCCACTTTTCTATCATAATTTTTTGAAATACATTCACTGTTTTCTGCTATTCGATTTATTTGATTTTTTGTATCATTATCTATCAATATTCTTTCTGGAAGAAAATTAGTGAAAAGTTCTTCTTTAAAATTTATTGAAGGAACTATTTTGTTTTTATACAAATCACAATGGAATTCAGGCTCTTCTTGATAAGAAACCTTTTTTGTAGACAACTCGGTATGCGTAGTTTTTGAAACCGAAGAGGATTCATTTTCAAGAACCTTTTCTGAGGTAGAAGAAGAGAGTACCTCATTAGTTTTTGAAGTACTCCCATAATTGATAGCTTTTCTTACAGATTGGACTTTATTTGCAGAAAGCAAATCTTTGATAGATGCCATTAGCCGTTTACCTCTGCAAGAAGAACTTTATATTCGTCAATCAATTCCTCTTGGTCGATTGTATTACTTGCATGAGGAATAGATGGATCGAATTTTGTTTTCCAAGCATTATCCTGATGAGTGCGATCGACTAATGCGAAATCACTCATATCTGATAAATCAGAAACTATACCATCCAAAAATTCAATTACATCTTTTTCATCTCTGTGTTTAAACTTATCAGGTACACTATCGGGGATAGAGTCATACTTTCCTGCTTTATTATCAAAGTAAACTTCACGTATCACTGGACCATATGCCCAAGCCTCAATAGAATTTTTAAATAAAAATCTAGGATATGGTGATTCAATCTCTGAAAAACCTTCCGCATTTTGCATTGATCCGTATGTTGCACCATAAAATGCAAAAAGAAAATACAAAGTTTTTTGAAGTCTTAGAGCGCCCATTTCAGGATTTAAATGCTTTAAATGTGAGATAAGATCGTTAATATCTTCAAAAAAATAATCTCTTTTATTCATTTTTCCCACCTTCCACATATTCTCTGTTATTCTTTAACCTAGTATATCCTGAATGAGAGTACTAGTAAACAGATTGATAGATATTTAATACTATTAATAGATTTCCCATCTTTTTTATACAACTATTTTATTTCCGTCCATTTTAAATCCAAAAACAGGTATTGATTCAGAACCTCCCCAAATTTTTAAAGATCGTGGTTTGTTGTTCATTAGTGCGATGTAGAAATCTTTCATAGATAGTGCAGGTTTCTTATTTTCCCTGAACAAAACTAGATTGCTTTCTTTATCAATTTTACAGTAGTGAAAGGAAGAAGATTGCCATTGTACATAGAATAAATTCCCTCATAATTATTATCAAAAACATTCGTTGATAATGCTGTTAACAAATCGCTTGCTCTCATTCAAAACAGCTCCTTTCAAAATACAGTTAGTCAATAAACCATTCAGTGTCATCATTTATGCTTGTAGCATAATTTCGAATGTAGAAGTCATAATCGATAAATTTATTTGCTCTGCAACAATAGAAAGCAAAACATTTTTCTCCGACTTCATTGATAGCATTTGGACCGAAATCCCAGAGAACTTTTTCGAGTTCTGAGAACGGAATATATCCTTGTTCATACTGCAAAATTAAGTTCATTTCATTCACTCCAATTATGCAGATTTAACTTTTAAGTTTTCGAATTTATCCATATCACGCTTTAGGTATTCTCTAGCAAAATCTAAATCAAGTACCCATTTATCTATATCGCTTTTTTCAATGATTAAGGGCATGCGATCATGAATGGGGGAGACTGCAGCATTCGGCTCAGTTGTCATAATTATTGATTCTGCAACATTCTCATGAATGCGGTAAAAACCGGCAACGTAGATAACTTCGTTATTACCAGTGAAGAGAAATTTCTTTTTGTCAGAATCCCATTCATAGAAACCGTTCATCGGAAAGACAATGCGACGTTCACGGAAATGCTTGCTAAATGTTTTCTTCTCTTCGACTGATTCCGATCGAGCATTGATAAAGAGTTGTCCTTTTTTAAAGCCCTCAAATCCCCATTTAGTAATCCCTGGTACAACCTCATTATTTTTATTAGCACCTAGAGTCAAAACGTTGTTAGAAGGGAATACTTCGCCTGTAGCAATTTCCCGCTCTTTATACTTTTTTTGCTTCTTCGCCACGTCAGCGATAATCTGCCAGTATTCATCCAATTCGCCTGTGAGCGGATCAAAAAGATATCGTCCACACATTTTAATCATTCCTTTCGTAGAAGTCCACGTTTTTCTAAGTCCATTCCTTTGTACGAGTAAACCTTTATTCTTGAATTTTCGCTGATAGGTCGAACATCAAAATAAAAAGTATGATCCTGACCATCTACACATCTATATCCAATAATTCGAAAACTTGTCATTTGTCTTTTATGCATCAAGTATAACAGTTCGTCTTGCAAAGCAAAAAGCGGAACGTCTGTGATGACATAGTTCATAAAATCTTTGGTAAATCTTTCACTGTTTTCGGTGTGATAGTCGAACTCTAAGTCATCTGTATTCAGCATTAGGAAATACAACTCCATTTCGCTTGATCAGCAATCTGTATATTATTGATCGCATCAATCGCTACCAGTTGTACACCAAGATCAACATTAGAAACATAGAGTGTATTACCATTATGACCTTCGACAACTCCAACTACATCTTCAAAAGCAGAACCTTCACCATTTAGCTCGGCAGTTTGAATAACCACTTGACTATGATTCTTAAACGCAGTATCAAGAACTGCACCAATTTCAAAATCGCTCATCGGTTCCTTACGATGCCGAACTTTATTTCTTACTGTATTATCTTTTTCCATTTCTGATGTATGCTCGCTTAGATAGAATCCCATCCACTTGGCCATACCGCGATCATCATAACCACGCACATAAGGGTCAGGATGATAACTCATAAACGCTTCGCCCATACTAAATCATCCTCTCAAATTTTAAAGTCCATCCAAACCGCCAGCACCACCGTTGTGACCTCCTACCAAACCTGCACGTTTGATACTCCGGCCAGATTCTAGTGTTGAACTCGCACGAACAATGCTGACAAACCCGTACTTTTCTCTAATTAAATCCATAGCTTTATCAATTTTAACTCGTTTTTCCTGGTCAGTCGGATCTTCGAAAAGGTTTAGTTGATCACCACTTTCGTAAACCAAATCAGAATAAGTGACTCCGATGTGCCTCATGAAGCTACGGCCGTCATAAAATTTATTAAATAGAAACAATAAATGCTCTGCTAATAGTTTAGTGTCGTCTGTGGCAGAAACTTTAGTCTGTCTACTAAATCCCTTTTTTCCTTCGTCCTTGCTGTAACCGATGAAAAGATGAACGGTAGTTGTTTTAGCACCTCGCCGCCGTAATCGGATCGCGACTTGCTCCGCCATTTCTCGTATGAGAAGTGGCATCTCATAACCAGCGTAATCGCGAGGGAGTACTTGGCTATTGCCGATATTGCGTCCCTTCGGAACATACGGCTTTTGCAGCCTTGATCGGTCGATCCCGTTGGCATGATGATAGAGCTGCAAACCCATAATTCCAAATTTTCTATGTAATCGTTCGGGAGATGCATGGGCTAAATCTTTTATAGACTTAATATTCATGAATTCCAAATTACGTTTCATACGACTTCCGATTCCCCAAAAATCGTCTAACTCTGGTATTGACCATACTTTAGTCGGTACGTCTTCATAATTCCACAGCGCACGCATGTTGTGATTATGTTTTGCTTCATTATCGAGAGCGAGTTTCGCGAGCAGGGGATTGCTGTTTGACATACCGACTGTTGAAAAAATACCAGTTGCTCGTAGAATATCTTGCTGGATGCGCTGCGAAACGATATCCAGTTTTTGCGCACGACTTAGGTTTTTATCAGGTACAAAATAGTTAAGAGAGGCAGTCAAATCGACTACGCCTTCGTCGATGCTGTACCACATAATGTCTTCGTCAGCAGCATATTTGCGTACAACATTTTGGATTTTCAGATTTTCTTGAATGTAATATCGCATCCTTGGCGGTGCTACGATCAAATCTCTGACTCGAGGATTCTCCTGCTCGGTTGGGAGATCCCATTTGCGCGCAACATTTCTAACGCCTAGGATTTTTTTTGCCATTGGGCTGCTTGCTAGTATTAAGCCCGACGTGTTGTCAGCCGTGCTCATGACAATCAACAAATCACGCAGCGGATGTAATCCACGAGACACTAGCTCGCAGCTTGCGTAAAAGACTTCATATCAATGAAAGCGTAGTCTCGGTGCGGTTCTAGCTCATATCTGAAATTAACATCATCCATAATAATTCACCTCTCGTTCACATTATACGAACAGGCGTTCGTTTTTGTAAAGCGAACAAACTTTTAAGATTGATATCAAAAGATGTAATTTACTTCTATTTTGACTCTGTCTTGAAGTGTATAAAAGATTTGAAAGTGCAATAAATTAATGGTCGGATTATTAATTGTAAAGCCCTGTGCATCCTATTGAGGTATAAATTTTTCCACACAAATTTCCACAGATTTGTGGGATTATTTATTCATCTTAGATTTAAAGAAATTATGAAAGCTGATTTCATACGGTTTTAATGGTGTTTTTGTTTCTTAGATTTGTATAGGATTTCAGATGGGGAGTGGCAACTTGCTTATATATCAACGGTTAAAATCTTGTTTACCACAAATTTACCACAATTTACAAATTATCAATCAACTTCCCCATCATATCCGCCGTTTCTTTTTCTTCTTCTTTCAGTACGTCACTGTACACATCTAAAGTAATATTTATATTTTTATGTCCTAAGCGATTAGATACATATTTGATATTTGCTCCAGCTTCGATCAAGAAAGTCGCATGAGTATGCCTAAGTCCGTGCACTGTTATATTTGGAACCTTTGCTTCATCACATAACAATCTAAACATATACGTGATTTTAGATTGTTGAATTGGTAGATTTCGAGAACTCAAAATAAAGTAGTCTTCGTCTTTTAGAATTTTTCCTTTTTTAAAAAGCCGTTCTTTTTCATAAGACTTATATTTTTTGACTAATGCGAGTAGTGAATCATCAAAGTAAACTTTACGAATACTTGTTTTTGTTTTTGGTTTATTCTCACCATAATCTCCTCGTGTGGAATTGATGTCAAAATATTTCTCAGCTAATTCAATATCTCTCCATCGAAGCCCCATCAGTTCACCTTTTCTCATTCCAGTTTTTAATAGCGTGAAAAAAATAATTTGGGTTCGGATATTTTTGCCCTCTAAAACCGCTATAAATTTTTGTAGTTCGTCTTTTGTAAACGAACGAACACTATTGCTTGAATCGAATTTGAAGCCTGTGAGGGTGTTGCTAGGAAGTATTTGATTATTCACAGCAGCATTGATCATTCTCATAACAATTTTATGCCATGTTTGGATAGTAGAATCTTTATATTTATTTTCCTGCCGCAGTTTATCAATGAAATTCCGCTTATAAGTGATCTTGTTTAATGATGATAGCTTTTGATTACCAATTAATGGGGAAATATGGTATTTGATAGCAGATTCAATATTTTGTTTCGTCGAGATACTCCAAGCGTCTTGTGCGTAAGGTATCCAAACCTTAATCCATTCATCTATGGTGATGTTCTTATTTTCAATAAAAGAAGTATTCTGTGTTTCCAACTCATATTGAATTTTAAGAAGAGCTTTATTTGCAGCTCGATCACTATCAAAACCACGCTTACTGGCTTCTTTCCGCTGTCCCAGTGAATTGTAAAAGGGAAATCGGTATCCCCAAAAATCACCATTTTTATTTGAATAAGAAAAAACATGCTTGTATTTTTTTGACCAATTCAGTTTCGCCATATTTCCACGTCCTTTTACTTGTGTTAAAATAGGCACTGTTGATAAGCCTATAGATTGGTTCTGTTAACATGACACGATCTGACTCTTAGCGGGGACGGGTCGTGTTTTGCTATTGATTAAGGTGCTGAATAGCGTACTCAGCTTCTTCTGGAGTAAATTGGCCACCGTATTCAGAAACTAATTGATCTCTGATAGCTTCTGGTGACATTGCCATAGTATCTTGATAATTCTTTGCTGATGCCAAAGCATTTGCATTGTAGTCAGCTTTTAAGTTATCGACAGCATATTGTGCTGCATCTGCTGCAAACTGGCCGCCGTACTCAGATGTTAATTGATCATATATATCAGCTTTTGACATGTGCATTTGACTTGAATATGTTTCCGCCTGTCTTAGTGCAGATTTATATTCTGTAGGTATACTTGCTTCTTGAGCTTTTTGTTCTTCCGCTTGTTTTCTTGCTGCCTCATCCGCAGCCTTTTTTTGTTCAGCAGCGGCTAAGACTTGAGTGTTTGGTTTAATAGTAACTTTTGTGTTCTTTGTATCCCCATCTAATGTAGAATAAATTGTTACTTCTTTATTACTATCTCCAGATAGCTCATAGTTTAGTGAAAAATCTCCATTTGAATCTGCTTCGGTTGAATCTCCAACAATTCCCATTCCAACAGAAACGCTCGCTTTCGGAGATGTTTTTCCAGTTATTGTTGCAACTCCTTTATCATTAGTTTCAATATCCGTGGAGTTTAACGATAGTTGTAAGTTAGATTTCTCTTTTTTACTATTATTAGAATCAGTGTCCTTTTTCTTACTGATGGTTTCTTTTTTATTCCCTTCTTCTTCAGTATTTTTATCTGATGAAGGACTAGTAACACCAACTAAAAGCATCGAAATGATGGCGACTCCAATAGCAATATTTCGGTTGTTTTTGTTAGGCGATTTCTTTATAAAGTACCAAATCCCTATACAACTAATGATGAAAATGATTGTAAATAAACTAGACATTCTTTTTCCCCTTTTCTATGTTAAAATATCATTGTTGAAATCCTTTTTTGGAAGGATAAGCTCGTGTTCGCAGCACGGGCTTTATTAATACACGTTAATAATTCTATAAAAATCTGATCCAAATCCACATTCATACTTGTGTACAAGTTTGTATGCATACTGCGGTGTGCAGTCTCTTTCAAAGACTAAGAAAGTGCGAACTCGATTTCTATAAGCACCTTTGCTCATAAAAAAGAAGTTGGCCGTACGATAAAAGTTTCTAAATTTATTGATTGCATATATCAAGGCCTCATCATTAGCCATTAAGATACCTGCTCCACAATTTGCCCTTTTCTCAGTGAACTCGTCTTCTGCTAAATAGTCCTCTTCTGTCACAAGATCCGAAAATGCTCTTCCGCCATTCTCCTTAATCGGATCACAGTATGCATGTATTGTTTCATGCATTTCAGAAAAATATCTTCTTTCTATCATAGATAATTTGTTAACAGCTAAAACAATAACTCCTTCTACCATTTGTGTGGAACCTAACATTATTCTATCCAAAGGGGGTTTAAAGTAATGTTCTACATAAATGGCAAGCTTGTCCTCTTCAACAAAATTTTTAATATGAAAATTTTTAACATCCTTAACTTCTATTCCGTAAAAATCTGCAGTTCTCTTCGCAATTGAATTAGCAACAAAAGACGCTTCTCTATAAGCATCTTCATCATAAAAATCCATAAACAGTTACCAGCCTCAAAAATTATTTATTCTTTCTTGCTTTTCTTTCTCTCGCCTTTTTAATCAAGAAATCTGTATAGTCAATTAAAGATTCCTCGATTTTTTCTGTCTCATCAGGATCAAACCCAGCAGTGTTAAGTCTGAAATATCCCATTAGATCAGTACCGGGGCCTTTATCATGTTCAGCAATTGGTTTAGAATCGTCCGTTCTACCAAGAAGATAATCTACGGAGACATTAAAATAGTCGGCTACTTTTTGTAATTTATCAGAAGCAGGAGAACTATTTTTCCAACGATATAAAGAATTTTTCCCAAAATCTAATTTTTCTTCAAGTTCTACAATAGAAATTTTCTGTCTGTCTGCAAGTTCTTTTACGCGATCAAACGTTGTCATATCAATCACCTCGTGTAATAGCCAAAGAATATTGCATAATTATATAGAAAAATAATTGACATCTATCTTTCTGTATAATATACTTCATTCATAAGCTAGTTATTGAGCTTGAAACAAAACTAAAGAGAACCATTAAAAATTAAACTATTTCGCGGTCGCCAAACTTAGAAATGTTAATTTAAAGGCTTTTTTGTAGTCTTATTTAGCTATGTACTCATTCTATATAATTATATAGACCAAGTCAATACATAGCTCTAATAAAAGCTCAAAAACTAGCTATTTTTTTTAAAGGAAGGAGTGAGTGTTTTGTTAATCAAAGATTTTGAGGAAATCGTATTGGTTCAAATGCATCGCCAAGGAAAGAATTGGAAAGACTTGGCAACCGTTATCGGGAAATCTGACACATATACGAAACAAGTTGTTAAGGGAATTCAAAACGGCGACAGAGCTAAAGAGTATCGCCAACAGATTTCTGAACATTTGGGAATTGTGTTTATTGAGGAGGAGTAATAATTGGGTGATATCTTGGATTCTTCATCTCAAAATTTTTTGTACAACATCGTAGAAAAAATTCTTAGGAAAATGTTCGAAAGAGTGATAGATGAAGCTAAAAAGGATTTAACTGAACGCGCAGAATATTTAGATATCAAGCAGTTGTCAACTAGATATTCTATGTCCGTTCCTGAGGTAGAACAAAATTTTGTAAAAGACAAAAGAATGCAAATGATCGAAAAAAGGAAGCCTGGAACTCACAAAGGGAAAAGGTATTGGCAAGCCGACGAAGCAATAAGAATCTGTAACGACATTATGGATCATTGGGATTAAGGAGATAGCAAATGAAAAAAATCTATTGGCTACGACGACTATTGCTACTTATTACAATGTTCGGAGTCGGAGCTGCAGCGACAGGAGTAACGCCTACATGGATCAAATTCATTTTAATTGCTGGAGGTGGCGGCTACTTACTTTTGATGGCAGAGTTCGAGTATGAACAACAAAAAAGCCCTACACCGTCTGCAAACGAGTAGAGCAAAAAATGGAATACATCTAAGGAGATTTTAACATGAATGAATTTAATAACGCAATAAGTGTGAGCGGTTTAGGCGATGACATTAACTCAGCTATGATGCAAAACGCACAGCGACAAGTCATCCAAGAAATTATGAACGCAGCACAAAACGGTAGAACTGAATGCACTACACAATCAAAAGGAGCAACACCATCTTTTCTAGCACAACTTGAAGAAGAGGGTGTATTCAATATTCCTAAAGGAAACAGTGTCACCTTATTTTGGGAATGGTAAACAAAACGAAGGGTGGAAGAAAGATGACGGAAAAAACTTTCAACGAAAAAGTTGTATCTGTACAAAGTAGTTTGAAGGCTCCTAAGGGTCAATTTAATAAGTTCGGTAAATATAACTATCGGTCCTTAGAGGATATTAACGAAGCAGTAAAACCATTATTGGCTAAAGAAGGGCTGAAACTAACGATTAGCGATGAGCTTGTTTTAATTGGAGATCGAATCTACGTGAAATCCACTGCACATCTCTCAGATGGCAGTGAGTACATCAATGTTAGTGGTTACGCAAGAGAGGCAGAATCTAAGAAGGGAATGGACGAGTCGCAAATTACAGGGACAGCTTCATCATATGCCAGAAAATACGCGCTCAACGGTCTGTTTCTTATTGACGATACCAAAGATGCTGATACAAATGAAAATCAAAATGAACGAAATGAACGGTCTAAAACTCAAAGCAACAAACGTCCTCCGCAAGAAAGCAAAGGAACAAAATCAGCTGATAAGACTTCTAAAGAATTATCGAACGCTCAGAGAGATATAGCGATCCAAAAAATGACGGAATTTTCAAATGTGCAATCAATGACTATCCAACAGGCAACAGAAAAACTGTTTCCATATCTGAAAATCAACTCAAAATTATCAGACCTTACGTCAGATGATTACGGCGTATTAATGAATTACTTAAATCAACATTTATAAGGAGGACAAGAAATGACTAATGATGTAACCGTCAATGCTTTAGATTTCTCTGTCGATTTTAAAGAATCAGAGATCAATGTTGCTCATAAAGCGCAATTTGAATCAGCTGTTAAAGCATATGCAAAACAATATGAAGATTGGGCTGTAAGTGCTGAAACGCTTCAAGATGCTAAAGACGTCCGTGCTGAAATGAACAAAGCTAATAAGCTGATGGATGAAAAACGCAAAGAAATTAAGAAGCAGATTAATAAGCCACTAACAGAGTTTGAGGACTGGATCAAAGCTCAAAAAGCAGAAATTCAAAAGGTTATCGATCCCATCGACAAAGGCATCAAAGAATTGGAAGCGATGGAACAAGAAGAACGGCGAAAAAAACTCATGGACGAGATTGCCGAAATCGCGCCAAAATACGGCGTTAAAGTCGACGAGATCACGATTAATCCTTCTTGGTCGAACAAAGGAAATTTCACCACAAAAGGCAAATTGAACAAGAAAGCTCTAAATGAAATATGCGGCGAGATGAAAGCTGTTAAAGCTGAAAAAGATCAACTTGAAGCGAATAAAACTTTGATTGCTAACTATGCCAAGGCAGTTGGTCAAGAGCCGGAGTCTTGGGTTGTGCAGATCGAAAACGGTGCAACTCCCCAGGAACTAATGAAGCAAATTGATCAAGCTATCAAAGCAAAGAATGAGCGGTTGGAGCAGGAACAAAAGCAGAAAGAATACGAAGATGCGATTGCTGATTTAGAAGCCAATCAAGTTGAAGTCGACAATAAAATTGTTGACGAGGAAACCGGCGAGATCGTCAATACTGTAGATTTACCTTTCGGAGAACCGGAGGAAGATCCGTTTGCTGATCCATTTCCAGTAAGTAGACCAGCAATCAAAACTGTTACTTATCGTTTATCTGCTCCTAATCATTTAATCATGCAGGCAACTCAGTATCTTCAAGGATTAGGAATTAAGATTGAGAAAATCAGCGAGTAATGGAGTGATTCCATGAGGATATTTGGCAAGTTAATTCAATTGTCAGGCAACAAAATTACTTTAGAACTCGACAATGAAGCCAATGTAAAGAGAATCGGCACACTTTCTGATGGTGCTGTTCCAACAGTGGAAGTGGAAATCAAAGATGCACGGAAGATTACTGCAGCACAACGTAAATTTATCTTTGCTTTATGTCATGACTGTGACGACTGGTCAGGTATTGAACGAGGGTATATGCGTCAGTATTTCAGAGATCAGTTTGAATACTATTTCGGATACGAAGATTTTAGTCTATCAAATTGTTCAGAAGAGGACGCAACGTTGTTCATTAATATGATTCTAGATTTTGTTTTCAAACATCAGGTTCCATTGCCGAAAGGAATAGAAATCAATCTGATTCCTGCAAATCAACAGCATTATTTTTACTTGTGCTTGAAATACCGAATCTGCTGCATCAGTGGTCAACCTCACGCTGAGATAGCACACTACAACGCAGTCGGTAATCGAAAGAGAAAAACGATTGACCATAGAAAGCTATTGTTAATGTCGTTGTCTCACAAATATCACATGGAACAGCATCAAATTGGAATCAAGGAGTTTATGAATAAATACCACGTGACACCAATCTATCTTGATACTGAAACGGTGATTGATTTAGGACTTATGTCACGGAAACAAATAGATAGTAGGTGATTTAATGCAACGGGCTTATTATGCGATCATTCCAGCAAATGTGCGGTATGACAAAAGATTGCCAGCAAATTCAAAGCTACTTTACGGAGAAATTACAGCTCTCTGTAATGAAAAAGGCTTTTGTTGGGCTGGCGATAAATATTTTGCTGATTTATACGGAGTCAGCAAGACTACAGTTCAAAATTGGCTCAAGGCTTTGTTCGAGAATAATTACATCTCTAAGGAAATTGAGTACAAAGAGGGTAGTAAAGAAATTTTGCATAGGTATATAAGAATTCTTGAGTACCCTACCCAAGAAAACTTGCATACCCCTACCCAAGAAAACTTGAGAGATAATAATACACTTATTAATAATACAAAGAATAATATGTCGAGTTCAGAAAAAATACCATACAAAGAGATTATCTCTTACTTGAATCAAGTGACTAACAAAAAATATAAAGTCACTCAAAAATGGAAAGACTTAATCAAGGCAAGGTGGAATGAAGGACAAAGATTAGATGATTTCAAAAAGGTTATCAATGTAAAAAGTTCGCAATGGTTAAACGATTCAAATATGAATAAGTATCTAAGACCACAAACATTGTTTGGTAATAAGTTTGATGACTATTTACAGGAATTTAGAGAACCTATTAAACCCAAACAAACGAAAAATGATTTTGAAGGACTAGAAGATTTATTCGGTGATCCTGCATGATTCAGAATTTTGAAATGCAGTTAACGGCAACACTTCTAATTGACCCAAAACAAATACAGTTTTTGGATATTAACCCTGACTGGATCGAAGGAGATAGCTTTAAACAAGTTATTTCTGCTATTCAATCCAAAAACGGCGAAGAAGAATTGCTTAGTGATATTCAAAAGACCATTAAGCAACTGTATCCATTATCTTCTCTAACTGCTGATGATCTGATTGTTCTAAAGACAAGCGAACCAACGGCAAGTCAAGTAAGTTTTTATGCTAACCAAGTCCATAAAGATTACTTGAAAAGGGAATTGAAACGACTAACTTCCGAATACTCATTATCAGAGGATGATCGCTTCTTGACCCAAATTACTATGTATCAAGAAGAACTTGAAAGTCTAAAAAAAGTAAAGTCCGATGGTTCAATTGCTAAAGGCTATGCAGATTTCGTTGAACACTTAGAAGCGAAACAAAATCCGTTCATTCGGACTTTTCCGAAACTAGATACTTCCCTTGGTGGCGGTTTTGGACCTGGTGAGTTAGCTGTCATCGGCGCAAGACCAGCGGTAGGTAAAACAGCTTTTGCTATTAATTTGGCAATGTCTGCACTAGAAAGGACTAAAGATGTTGCGGTAGACCTATTTACGCTTGAAATGACCACAGAGCAAATGATGTATCGCTTTGTTTCTAAAAAAGCAAAGATCAACAATATGCAGATTCGAAATCCTATCAAGTTGCCTAACGAGAAAAAGCGGCAAGCAGCATTAGCCTACAAAGAACTCTCTAAGCTCAATATTCGTATTTATGATCAAGAATACACTCAACTTAATGACATCGTTCTAGCAATTAGAAAACGAGCTAAAAAGGGCAAGTATTTGGCGATTATCGACTATGCAGGACTTGTTGCAGTTAAGGATTCGCGAAAAAACGCAAGGGAAATCTTAAACGAGGTAACACGTCGGTTGAAGTTGTTGACTAATGAGTTAGGAATCACAGTCATTCTGCTTTCGCAGTTAAGCCGGGATACTGAAAAAACCGGAAAAGTTCCTACGTTGGCAGATTTAAAAGAATCGGGATCATTAGAACAAGATGCCAATATTGTCATGTTCCTTTACCGTGAAAAACCAGACGATCGTAAACATGTGCAAGTGAAAATCGCTAAGAGTCGAGACGGTGTGATTGGAGAAATTCCATTCAAATTCATAGGGCAGTTTATGGAATTTTCAACGGAGGATTACTGATGAATTACAAAGAGTTTAAAGAGCTTATGAACGCTGAGGGACTTGAAGAAAGTGAACTTGTTAAGTTTTACCTAAAGGAAGCAGGCAAGTGTCAAAAATACGCAAAAAAGTTAGAGGCTGTAGAAGCTCGTAGGAACGTCATAGAGAAGCAATTAAGGAAAAAGGAAGGATATATCTGGTTTGCTTTTTTCACTGCTGTAGACGAAAAAGAACAGGGATTCAGGTACGTTGAAGACGGCGAGAAGGTTTTGCCAGTATTGCTCCAGCAAATCGAAGACATAAAAGAAAATGCTTATCTCAGAAAGAAGGCCGCTAATGGAAGTTAAGTTCACGGTTCCTGGTCAACCAGTGCCCCAAGGTAGACCCAGATTTACCACAAAACCATTCATGCGCTCGTACGATCCGCCTAAAAGCGCAAAGTATAAACGGAAAGTAAAAATGTTTGCTGAAAAAATAGCGCCTGAGAAACCATTGCAAGGCGAACTATATGCGGAAATATTGATCTTTAAAGAGACACTCAAATCATTTAACAAAGCAAAGAAAGTAGCAGCCGAAGCAAGAGAGTTAAGACCGATTACGAAACCTGACGCTGATAACTATGCAAAAGGAATTTTAGATGCCGTCAAAGGTGTACTTTGGGAGGATGACGGTCAAGTGGTTGACCTTGTAACAAGAAAGTTTTATTCAGAAATTCCGAGAGCTGAGATCACGATTAGGGAAATTTCTGATGTACAAGAAAAATTATTTTAGGGGGAATCGTAATGGACTTGGATATGCTTGATCGCATGATTGACGCTTCAAAGAAAGCGCACAACGAATACACAAAATCAGATATTGACTTAGTTTCAATTTATGGAGACGAAAAATCAGCGACACTAATCACGACCAAGGATGAAATGACAGCAACTATCACATTAAAAATTGGGGGAAATAATAATGACACTACAATTTAAGGCAGCGTTGAGAGATAAAGGACAAGCAAATGATGATACGAAAAAATTACTTTTAGAAGTTCCCGTATCTGCGTTGAAGGGAAAAGTGGAAGAATTGACTGGCTTAGTTAATCGTAAAGTCGATATCAAATTGATTCCTAGATATGTTTTTTACAAGGCACTTTTTGAAAAATCAACTGGGAAACCAATCGAAACCTATGAGCCTGACGAAAAAGGAATTTGGGTCAGACACGAGGAGCAACAAATGAATCTAATTGGATCAAACGATGTGGAAGAAAGAGAATTTGAAATCGAGTTCGATGTCATTGATGCCTTCATGAGTGCGACAACTTTAAACTACAAAAAGATTCCTAAACTACAAGCAATTGTGAACCAACTTCTTAACCATGAAAGTCTCGATGATGTTGCATTGAGTAATAAAATGAGTTCTTTCGAATTAGAAACAGAGTTAAATGCTGCGCGTATTCATTATGCACCTTATGCTGCTGCATGGGACAAACAGCGTCAGGAGGAGGAACTAGATGATTAATAATGTCGTACTGGTTGGGCGTCTTACTAAAGACCCCGACCTCCGTTATACGGGGAGCGGAACACCAGTTGCCAGCTTCACACTAGCTGTTAACCGAGATTTTAAGAACGCCGCTGGTGAACAAGAAGCAGACTTTATCAATTGTGTTATCTGGCGGAAGTCAGCTGAAACATTAGCAAATACCGTTCGTAAAGGACAACAAATCGGCGTTGTCGGCCGAGTGCAGACACGTAGCTACGAGAATCAGCAAGGTCAAAAAGTCTTTGTTACCGAAGTTGTTGCAGAGAGATTCAACTATTTAGAAAAACGCGAAGGAAACTCGAATAGTAGCAACAGTCAGAAACAGTCAAATAATCAACAAAATTTTGATAGAAGTAGCGATCCATTTTCAGGTTCATCAATTGATATTTCTGATGATGATCTACCGTTCGCGTAGGAGGCTCATTATGGAGTATAAGAAACGTGATCGAACAGGTGAAATATATTTTGATTGGACGGTTATTGGTGAAGGGAAAGAAAACAGGACTTGGATTATGCAGTGCAAATGTGGTCGCGAGAAAACAGTAAAAGCGGATAGAATGCATGCTTCGAGAAGTTGTTTAAGTTGCAGCAAGAAAGCAACTAGCAAGAATTTAGGCAAGTTTTTATCATCAGTAAATAATCTAGCGCCTAGGCGGTCAACTCTTAAATTCAATGTTATATATCAAATTGAATACTACAAATGCCTATATCCAGTGTTTGGCAGATTAGTCAACGAGTACCAGAATTCAGCTAGTTTTGAAGTTGTTGAATGTAACAAAAATGATCAAAGAGTGATTAAGGCTTTAGGAAACAGGATAAATGTTAATAAAAAATATGTAGTTGAAGTTCAATAAACTAAGCAGGGGGTCACTATGGACGAACTAATACAAATGATCGAAGAGTGGTCGAAAGAACGCGGAATCAATAAAGCAAATCCTCAAAAACAGATGCTTAAACTGTACGAGGAGATCGGCGAAACGTCAGCCGCTGTTGTCAGAGACGATAAAGATGCCCTTAGAGACGCGATAGGCGATTCGGTTATAACATTACTCAATTTAAGTTTGCAAACAGATATGAGCTTGTATGAGTGCATGATGCACGCTTACGGAGAAATCAATGGACGAGACGGCAAAATGATCAACGGTATGTTTGTAAAATCGGAAGATTTGAGGATTGGATAGCCTATGCCAAGAAAAATAATCAGCGAGATTGCAGCTGAGTACGGTTATCAGCGGCTTAGAAAATACAGACAATGGGATGACGTGCATTATTCTGCTGAAGTCAATGGCGTAGTGATCGTCATTAATATTGCAACAAGAGAATTATATGAGCGGAATCCGTTTACTAAAAAGCTAGTTAAAAAGGTCCGGTAAGTGGGGCAATTAAGTAGAAAAAAGGTGATCACATGACCAATAAATTGCCTACTGTTCGAGTCATTAAAAACACTCATGAAAAACTCAGAAGGCTGGAAAAACAACTCTCGGAGATAATGAGTGAAAAGGGCTTTGATGGTGGATTCACTTATAGAGCAGATGAATACAATCTTTGCTACGAATGGGAATATGAGCAAATTAGCATGGTTTCAATCGTTGAAAATCAAAAAGAATTGGATTATCTGCTTGAATCTAGTTTTGATGAAGCTGTCAAATTTTTGGAAGATCGAAGTGTTTAAGTCAAGTCACGGAGGAAACAGCCATAAATGGAGCGATCAAATAGGTTTTGAAGGGAGTGATTATTTTGTTTCTCAAGGGTGCAAATATTGACCGAGAAGAATTATTTCGAATCCTAGTTGAAGACTATGAAAATGTAAAAAGCACATATACAAACACGATGCTAGGGGAGCCAAGAGAGATCACTTATGCAAAGGGAAAACTCGATGGCGCATGTATGGCTTTAGGAATTGAATATGAAATCATTGAGGAAAAAATAGTATTCAAAACCTTCATGAGCGATAAGAAAGTTTTTGAATTACCGTTTAAACCAGAAAAACCGTGGTAATTTTTGTCAGGTAACGGAGGATATCAACAAGGAAGGAGTTCAATAATGATTGAACGCAGAACCAAAGGTTTAAAAGTCGGAGACACTATGTATTCATATGATGGCATGTGGTTTCCGTTTGAATCAATAAAAGCGTATTTAGAATACGATCCAAGTGCCACGTCAGTTTTGAAAGGCAAGATAAAGTGTTTCGAAGTGGAAGGAATCTCGGATGAAGATACAGCCTATTTTGATAGGATCGAAGATTATCAAGGTAGAAGACCGCATTTCATTGTTGATTCTGTCGAATTGGTGAAAGTTAAAAATGAACTAAAGGTCAAGTAACGGAGGATATTACGGACTTAGAAAGGAAAGTAAAAAATGAGTTTAAGAAGTGATTTAGACAATTTTTTTGAATCTGTAGAGCGTGGTTCAAAACTTTTTCCTTCAACTAGAAAAAGAAAAGAAATTGACGTATGGATTGATCCCGATAGTGACATTATTTTCCAAATTGATGAAGAAATAGCTATCTTGTCGATAACAGAAGCTAGAGAATTAGGAAATATATTATTAGATAAATCTATTGAAGCACTAGAAAATTAATCCGTAAACGACCACTATCACGGAGAAAGAAGGTTTTAGAATGATTGATCCAAAATATAAAGCAATCGTCGAAATCGAAGGCGATAAAACAGATTTTGAATACAGAGGTTTTCAATGCCACATTCGGAGAGTGAATCCTGAATACTCAGGTCATCTGTGTGGTTATGTTGAAATACCTGCAAATCATCCGGTACATGGAATGGATTATGACCAAGTAGAAGAATTCTATAATTACGAGCTACCAGCTCATGGTGGTCTGACCTTCGCAAGTGAAGTTGAGAATGCATACTGGATTGGATTTGATTGTGCTCACTCAGGAGACCTTTGTCCTGCTTATCCAGAGGGCGGTCAAATTTTTCGATGGTCAGGGGATTCTTATAAAACAATGGGGTATGTTGAACAAAATATTAAAGAGATCGTTGATTTCATGGAGGATAGCAAATGATCCAATATCAGATAAAATACATTGCTCATAACGATCGTATAAAGACATGTTATCTGCACGCAAATAGTCGCGAAGAGGTAGAAGAGTCAGTCCGAGTATTGCAAGGGTGTAAGCAATTGATATCTATTCGTGTCTGGCCAAAAGAACAGGAGGACGGCGAATGATTAGAGTTTGCGAAGCTTTGCTAGGTCAACCTGAAAAAGTTTCCTTTGTTTCAGAAGAAGAAGCCCTACAATTGCGTTTGAAATATCAGTTCAAGATGCTTTTAGAAGGCATATATATGAATGATGTTGATGGACGAGATCAGAAGTTTCAGTTAGTAAAAAACGGCACTTTGCTGGGCTACTTTTCAATGGAGAAATGGTAATAGCTCAGCTAACCACGCCTATAAAGTAAATTCCCTCAATCAAAATACCTGATTGAGGGAGAGAAAACTTTATTAATTTTTCTTACGAATGAGTATTTTGTCAAGTGTGTAGGTCTGTTCTTTTCCTTTGACGAAAAATTCTTCAGGGAATACATCTCCTAACAATCGAAAAAGTTCATAGTCATTGTCAGTGAAATGAGAGAAGAATTCAGGAGCATTATTCTTTTTAAGTGTATCTCCACCAATTTTGTCTAATGTCTCATAGACAAACATTCTGAGTTCAAAAATAGTCATATTAGCACCTCCTTAAAAAATCTTTTTTATTTATAAATACACTATAACAGCAAAGAATACCTCTAAACGCTCTAAATTATTTTTGAGAAATTAGTTTGATAAAGGGGGAAAGTCAGTGAGAGCATTGTCTCTTTTTTCGGGAATCGGCGGATTAGATTTAGCAGCGGAATGGGCCGGGATCGAAACTGTTGCCTTCTGCGAGAACGCCGATTTTCCCAAAAGAGTATTAAAGAAACAATGGCCAACAGTGCCACAGTTTGAAGATGTAAAACAGTTAAATATTAAGACGCTAGAAAGTAGTGGGATAGATGCAAGAACAATTGGAATTATTCACGGAGGATTTCCTTGCCAGCCTTTCTCACTCGCAGGAAAAGGTAAAGCCGAGAACGACGATCGCTATTTATGGCACGAATTCGCAAGACTCGTTAAGGAAATTCGACCTCGTTGGGTTGTCGGCGAGAATGTACCAGGAATTCTTAACCGCGGACTCGAAACAACCGTTAGTGACTTGGAAAAAGAAGGCTACGAAGTTTGGGTTTTCAGTGTTGCAGCTAGTGATATCGGGGCAATCCACAAAAGACAAAGGTACTTTATCGTTGCTTGCAACACCCACAGCCAGTCAATCATACAAGAGGATTCGCCCACTTGCACCTTCCGAAGCGAACGGCAAGCATGGCAAAGTTCTTCCTGGAAGTATTGGCGAGAATTTCGAGAGCTACATCGGAAAGTACCCGAACCCGGCATTTGTCGAGTGGATGATGGGGTATCCAGAGAATTGGACAAAAATAGATTGATTGCTTTAGGAAATGCGGTCCAACCGCAACAAGTTTATCCGATCTTTAAAACAATCATGGAAATTGAAAGGATGATGAGAGCTGAATAAGCTAGAGGAAATCCTCAATAATCCTGACAAATACGATCTGTCGCCAGAAACAATAGACGGACTCAGATCACTACTGAGAGCTTTTGATACTAATCCATTCTTTCCCATCGGTAGATATGACTATGCTGAGGAGCATTTGAACCGAATGAAACGGTTAGGACAGATCGAAAGTGATTTGATGCGAAGTATTCTAAATGATTTTTAAAAGGAGGAACTGACTTGTCAAAAATATTAGATGCCTGTTGCGGCAGCCGGATGTTCTGGTTTGATAAGGAAAATCCAGACGTAACATTCATGGATTGCCGGCAGTATTACGAAGAACTACCAACAGGCCACGTGGTCAATGTTGATCCAGATATTGTTGCTGACTTTCGAGATATGCCGTTTGAAGATGACGTTTTTGACATGGTTGTTTTTGATCCGCCGCATCTTATTAACGTTGGTGAAAGCTCTTGGTTGGCAAAGAAATACGGTCGACTAGATGAACTATGGCCAGAAGACATAAGACAAGGCTTTGCAGAATGTATGCGAGTTCTGCGGCCGGCTGGAACACTAATTTTTAAATGGAACGAGGATCAGGTTCCACTTTCTGAGGTGTTAGAGGCTATTGGTCAGCAGCCATTATTTGGAAATAAACGAAGCAAAACACATTGGCTGGTGTTTATGAAATAGTTCCGATAACCACGCCTACAGAAGAAAGGATGAAGGAAATGAATAATATTGATGAAAAGAAAAGTGCATATCTGAAAAAATTTGATCGAGAAAATGATTTATCTGAATTGGGCTGGGGTGAGTCAAAAAGATACGGTGAAGAAATAGTTGAATTGTTGCAAGAAAAAGAAGGCCTAACATATGAGGAAGCATATGCAAGCCTTCAGTACGCATATAACTTATTGAAATACAAATCTAATTTTGTGGAACTTCGAAAATAGAAACAAACTTGACTGATTTAAAAGAATTTAAATCTACAACTGAAATCTTTGGTAAATTGGGCATATTTACAAAGGTTACATCATACAAATTGTGTGGTAATTTATTTTCTTCTTGAAGGTCAGTTACTAAAGAGACCATGTAGGAATTCAATAATTCTAGATTGTTTTCACTGTTAATAAACATAAAAAACTCTTTAACTAATTCAGTTCCAAATGGCTGACGGATTTTTTTGAACAAATCGATTTGTTTAGTCTCATCTGATTGAAGAGAGGTACCCATGTATTCAGGTTCTATTACCCGAGTAAACGGGCTGAATGTTGGGATACAAACATAATCATTGTCAAGGCGAACGAAATCGCCATACATGAAAGCATCATCACATTTTATAAGAATTTTTAGTGTTGAATTCTTATAAGGTTCTTTTGTAGAGACTGTTCTTTTGAGAATGAAGTCCATGGTTTGTAAATCAGAAATTTTCATTTTTTCACCTCCTTATCAGTATTTCAGTGGACCACTCACTGATAAGGAGATTATATCAAATAAAAATAGGTCGAAACGCTTTAAATTATTTCGACTAACTCAGCCTATCAAGTAAGAAAAGAGGTATGAAATGAAACAAGAATTATTAAAATAGATTTACGAAAATAAGGTTGGTAGACCAAGCGTTTTTGGTCTTGGGACCGTTGAAACAGTCTACATGGTTGATCTTATCGAAATGATTAATGAACTTGAAGAACCACAGGTAACCAACGAGCAAGCGTGGAATAAGATCGCTGAGACATATCCTGAAACTGCTCAGAACTTGAGGATAACTTTAGATCATGCGGTGTACGGTCATGAGGCTGAACCGCAGAAAGTCAAAGTGCCAGCGGTTGTGGCTAAGTGGATTTCAAAATGTCGGGAATTAAAGTGGATCTTACCTGACTTACTTGCACCAGAAGCTTTTGAATCAAGCTTTGCTCGTGATACTGAAGAATGGTTGCGACAAGACAAACAAAATTACGATATTCTAGCTCGTGCTTGGCTAAGCGGCTACGAGGTCGAGGAAGAGCCGAAGTATCAAGTCAAGTTGAAATTTGGTAGACAGTATCTATCTAAAAATGCTGATGGAAATATGCTTGATTTTTACTCATGCATGGTATTTCCTCCAAGCTTCTCAAAAAAAGAACTTGAATCAATTGAGGATGGAGCATTTTACAAAGCCGATGGCGACAAAGAATGGATAAATCCAATTATTGAACTTGTACCAGTCGAGAAAGTGTAGGTGGCGGAATGAATACTAGAGACAAAATACACTCAGCAATAAATGAACATATTGATATTGAGGATACTTATGCATATTTCTTAACTAGGGAAAAAAGTTCATTTTCAGTTGGAACAGTAACATTAGATGACTTCGAGGAATGGACTGATAGTGATGTTGCTGATTTAACTGATTCGATAATGGAAAAGATAAACCCCGAACTCAACGAAAACCAGCAGGTCGTGTTGGAGTGGTTGAAGAAAAAATACAAAACTACTGATATAGAACCAATTGAACTAATTTGGCGACTTAGGGTTAATTCGAATTCAGATAAATGGAGACTTCAACCTCCATATAAAAATTATCGGTATTTGACTGAGATAGCGCAATTCCAACTCCTAGTAGCCTTCGCGGAATGGGGAATGAAGCAATGCTAAATAAAAAATATAAAACTAGATATACCAGCATCGTGCCAAAAGGTTCAATCGGTAAATGTGTGGATGTGATTGATTCAAAAGTTTTAGCAGTGAGATTAGAGTTTCAGAACGGAGAATCTCTATGGTTTATGAAGAGGGATTTAACGGAGGTGGCGGAATGAATGTAGACTGCTACGGAATCATGACATGCGCAGGAGTAGGCAAGCCATGGAAACTATTTCCTGAAACTTTTACTACGGGAAAAGAAGCAAGTGCGTTTTACGTAGATCATTTATCTAGTGAAGGAAACTTGTTCAGGATAATTGAAATTAACATAGTCAGCCAAAATATGCTGTATCACTAAAGATCCGGTAACCGAAGCAATAGAGGAGAAACGAGGTGCTATGTTGCAAGCAATCTTTACATTGCGTAGAAAAGGTTTTAACAAAAAAATCAAAGTTGGAGAAATTTTTAACTATAAAGATGAAAAATATGTTTTGACACACATTGTTGAAATTAAACATTTTTATAGTAGTTCCGCGCGGATGGAAGTGGAAGGTGTAGCCCAGCTAGTTGGTGGTAAATCCGATTTTAGCCAATATGAAAGAACAAGTGAATTTGTAAGAAAATACCCCAAAGGTGAGTTCACAGAAGAAAATCCACTCTACAGGGTTGGAGACATTTTTGTATTTGATGGAATTTGCGGTGAAATAACGAATCTTGAATCAATTGAGTTTGAGTTCGTTGACTTAGTAGTTACCTATCATTCAAGATTGTTCCGGCCGTGGAGTGACGAGGAAATGAGTCAAGCGGTCAAAGAGGATCGACTATCAAAGTTTAAAGTAATAGGTTAACAAAGCTATTACCATACAAAAAGACTGCCGCGGTATGAAACGGCAGTCTATGGCTAGGTGGGGAAGCATGTTTACCTAGCTGCGCACAATTGGTGTCTTCTCAAAAGACACTAAAAGCGTAACAAGTAACCGTTTTAGTTTCAAGCGCGAACGGTAGTTAAGAAGAAATAAGTTATAAATAATTTGTAACAAAAAAAGACCGCTGGGGATTGGTCAGCGGTCGTGAGCTGATTAAAATATGCTTTTAACCCGATTGAAAAAAGGAGGGGCCAGCTCATCACTATTGTACAACAAATTAGAAATGGAAGTGAGTAATATGATACCGAAGTTTAAAGCTTGGGACAAAATAGATAAAGTGATTAGAGAAGTGACTGCAATTGATTGGTCGCTTGATCTGGTGGAATTCATGCATGGCGCAATCGAGAGAAGCTTCGGAAATGTGATTCTCATGCAGTCAACAGAAATAAATGGTTTAGAAATTTCTGATGGTGATATCGTACACGTATTAGATTCAGAGCAGATCAATCAAAGAGATGAAAACGGCGCTTATATTGATGCCTTCTTCGAAGAAATAGATGAAATTGATTCTGTTGTATTTGTTGATGGATGTTTCAAGTTGAAGAGAACCGGTTTTGATGTATGTATCTGTAGATCAGTTGAAGACTTCAAAGTTATAGGCAATATTTACGAGAATCCAGAGTTGTTGGAGGTGGAAAGCTAATGAAAACACAAAGTGAGATTCAAAAAGAGAACGTAGCAGAGCTACTTAATCTGATCCAAGATAATCCTGATCTACTGATTTTACCAATGGTTGATGGTGAAGTTGTCGCAGGGGATGATTATTCTAATTGGGCAGGATCGTTTGGAAGCTCTGAGGTTGATTATATCTGGAACAACGGGGAGAAGATTCATTTCAGATCGACTGATTTTGAAGAACTCGTCGAAAAAGAAATTACACGACTTGAGTATGTTGGCAAGCATTGGAACCGTACTGTAGAGGAACAAGCAGAAAAGAATATTAATGATCTTGAATGGCAAAAAGTGATAGTAGTTCAAATTGGACTGCCATAAAAGATCCGGCAACGTCGCCTATCATGTAACAAGCACAATATATTGTAGGCGAAAATAAGTTCCCACGATATATTGTGGATAAACCTGTTAATATGTGTATAACAAATACTTTGGGGAATAATTTGATTGGGAGGAAACGATTTGGAAATTCAAGTACATGAACTGCCAGAATCTCAGCTAGAT